AAAAAATTACTTCGCTTCGCTCAGCGGTTTATAAAGGGATGCGTAGACACCTGAGCAGAGCTTGAACCCTATAAACTAGCTGTATTCGAGGTGAAGCCAAAGCGCCTATAATGTATCTTGACAGATACTTAAAATAATTCACCAGAATTAAATAGACCTTCGGACATAAAGAGAATAGAAGGTAACGAAAATATGTCTGAGGGTAAAAAAAAATTCACCTACACAAATAAAAGAGAGGATAGATTTTACTCTATCCTCTCTTTTTTTTTATGTCCGCCTTCAACATGGGGCGGAAGGGTGGGGCTTTCCCCCACAAGCGTTGGTTAGCACCAATGCTCCTCGGACACCTTTCGCCTCACCATTTTTTCACCTTTTATTCACCACGCTAAAAAGGAGGTTTTATGGACGACTATTACAAAAGACGCTTAGAAGAAGCTCCGTTTAATGCAAAAGTTGTGGGTGTTTGTATTTTATTAGCGACCGTGATTATAACGATAAGTTTCTTTTTAAACTAAGGAGGGTTTATGGAAGATATTCGCAATGATCAACAAGTCCAAATTGTTGAGAAAAATGTTCCTGCCTTGATCACCAAAGCAAAGTCAATGGAAGTGAAAACGGAGTTAGAGTCAAAACACGCCAATAATCTTCTCTTGGAGTGTAAGAAGTATTTTAAGATAGCAGAAGACAGGAGAAAGTTTTTTGTCAAGCCGTTGCAGGATCACGTTAAGACCATCAACGATCTATTCAAGGTAATTACTTCGCCGTTAAAAGAGGTGGAGGCAATCCTTAAGGATAAACTGCTCGGTTGGGTAAGGATAGAACAGGCGCGGAAAGCACAGGAAGAAAAGGAAAAAAGAGAGATTACCAGTAGTTTTCTTGAGACTGATACTTCCAATGTGCCCGTTACTGTCAACGAAAAGCCCAAGGTAACGATAGATTCAGGGCTTGGCAAGTCTTTTACCAAGAAAGTATGGAAGTGGAAAGTGGCAGATGAAAGCAAAATCCCTAAGGAATATTGGATATTAGACGAGAAGAAGATTAACGGACTTTTGAGGGCTCACTCTAAAAATGTCCACGGTGTCGCGTCTAACGATCTTAAGATAGATGGAATTGAAGTCTACCAAGAGGATGAACTCTCGGTAAGAATATAAGGAGGTTATTATGGCGAAGCTTATTTTATCTGACGTTCATCAGCAACAATTGGAAAGTATGGTTAGGGAGCAAAGGAAACCAAAGGACATAATACAGCATTTCAAGAGTTATGGCATTGCTCTCCCGTCTTGGAAAATACAAGTTGTCCGGCGCCTTCTTGGTATCGAAAAAAAAGGAAAACCTCGAAAGGCGAAAATATCAAAAGCAGATGTGTAGCAGAATTTAGAATCCGCGATGCTGGAAGTCGTAGATTTAATCAAAGAGACGCGTCAAATTTATAAGAATATATTTAAAATGATTCGCGTTGAAGTAACTAAATCACGCGACGAGGCTTTGGAAATTGAAAAAAGTTTCAATAAACAATAGGAGGTTTTATGAATGGAACAGGAGGGCTAACAACGGAAAAGACTCAAAGTAAAGTAACTAAGGAAGTTGAGCAGATTTTAAATGTCTTGGATCAGCAGTCAAATTTTGTAGCACAGCTTGAAGGAAAAATTCAATCGGCGTTGACTCCCACCCCTCCTACACCAGGGGAAGCTATTGCTAAAGAACCCCCTCCCCCTCCAAGTGCAACATTAACTGACGTATTGAAGGAAATAAAGACAAGAATTTTAAACACAAACCACCTTCTTCTTGACTTAAACAGGAGGATTGAATTATGAACGGAGAAAGAGGATTGGCAGTAAGGAGCGAGAACGACCTATCAACAAATTGGAATAAAAATCTTGCGGTGGCAGATCAAATGGTCAAGACAGGGTTCCTGCCGAAACAAATCCGGACAGCGCAACAGGCAGTATTGGTAATGGAGACAGGCAGAGAACTTGGGCTTCCCCCTATGGAGGCGATCCGGAATATCTTTATCGTAGATAACAAGACTGCTTTGGCGTCTCAACTTATGCTTTCACTCCTCTATAAAAGCGAGAAACTTGAGGATATCAAAATTGACGATACGGATAAGAAATGCACGGTTATGATGAAAAGAAAAGGTATGTCGCCTTACACGGTTACTTTTTCTCTGGACGACGCAAGAAATGCCGGCCTTAACTACAAGGATAATTGGAAGAAATATCCAAAGAATATGTGCAGAGCAAGGGCTATCTCTATGTGTGCGAGAGTAGTTGCTCCCGACGTTATCGCAGGCATTTACACTCCAGAAGAAATCGAGGCTCATTTAGACAATGAAGAAATAGCCGTTACTGTTGAAAAGTCAGAGGAAATGCTCCAAGGCGAGAAGTATCAAGAGCACTATTCGGAACTGATGTTCACAATTCGCGAAGAACTCCCCAAGATAACGGATCCGGAGAAAGTCAACCTCTTTAAGAGGAGCATAGATACTGAATTAAAGCAACTTATAGACGCTGATAGGCTTGTGGCAGAAGAAACCATAGCTACTCGATATAGCGAATTGGTAACCGGCAACACACCCAAGACCAAGCTTGATCAATATAGGGAAGGTGCCTCCACCTGTAAAACCGGCGAAGAACTTATGAACTACTTTAAGAACAACCAAGAGGCGATGATGCGCGACCTTAACAAAAAGGAACTGGCGCAAGTTACTGAACATTGCCAAAACTATATGGCTGAATTAAACGCTAAGGAGGAAGTGCCGGAAGTGCTACCTCCAGAGGAAAAGGCGCCGGAGGTTATAGTGTGTCAAAACGGCAAGTGTGGAACCGTAATAAACGATCCAAGGGTAGTGGAGTATTCTAAAAAGAACTTTATGAATAAAATTTTCTGTCGCAGATGTCAAGACCTTGCGAGGCAGAAATGACTTCCATTGTCCCCACTGTCAACAAATATGTAACCGCAAAACCTATTCGATACAAAAAGACATCAGCAAATACAACAAAAAACTGATGTATTGGATGTTCTTCAAGGATACAGAAGGCAAGTCTTGGAGGACTTTCCTCCAACCGGGCATGGGGAATTTTGTAAGGTGGCAACCTGTATTTGACGCCTTAAACCACAATAGAGAAATATGGCTTGAAAACCTTGTTGTTAAAGGTAAGGGCTTGATAGACGCAGATAGTAAATTCAACATAAGGGGCAATTAAAATGGCAAGTCCGCAGATCGAACACGGCTATACTAAAATAGCGAATGAGCTTTTACAAGCTATTTATAAATACATAACAAATCCTACTTGGCTTAGAGTTGCTTTGCTTATTATCCGGCTGACATATGGTTGGAATAGGAAAGAAGTTATCTCAAACGTTACTTCTTTTGCGACTACATTGCGAATCTCGGAGGAGTATATTAAAAATATCCTAATTGAAATGGAACATTCTTGCATGGTGCGCATAGAGTGGAAAGGGCCTCGTAAGTTTAAATTGAGCCTTGAAAAGGATTATGAGAAATGGACTTTCGTAAAACGATAAGAAAAACTTGCCAAAAATACATAAAGCAAAACCGGCGGAAAGCTACCTTCTCCGAAAAAAAGTTCCGAACTTTCCTAAAGAAACACAAAATCAAGCACATATTCCAATACCCTCTCTTTTATTCCTCGACCTTTATTATTTTAATAGATTTCTGCATACTTAAACATAAAATCGCCATTGAAATTGACGGATCTTCACATGCAAACAGAAATAAGGGCTGGAGGGAACATGAAGGAAAGAGAGAGCGTCTTATGAAAAGAAGGGGGTTTAAACTCTGCCGGCTTACAGATAAGGATGTAATGCTAAATACCGACAAATGTCGTAGATTTAAGCACAAAATCCTCAAACTCTTTAAAGATGTTTAAAGTGTATTAAACCTGTTTAAAGGGTTTTGTATTTAAATAAATAGTTATGTAAATAACTCTTTTTTTAAAAAAAACGACAGCTATATATATGCTATGAGTAAAGAGTTAAAAGAAATGCTTGAGGAGATAAGGACACAAGAGGGTTGGGATAAATCCGACCTCTTAATTGTTCTTCATTGTGAAAGAGGTGTGTTGCCATATTTAGAAAAGGCGCTTAATGATTTGGGAATAACAGATGGCGTTGAGATAGTGCCAAAAAAGGAATGAAGTGGGTATTCGAGAATTAGGAACTAACGATCCATCAATATTGAAACGCTATAAAAAAGCACATAATCCAGAGGAATTGGAAGGCACTGTAAAAACCTGCTCCCATTGCGGGAGGGGTAAACAATATCGGCATGGACGAATGTGGACACCGTGTCCTATCTGCCGAACATTAAAGAAAGGAAGGGTTAAATGATCTTGCATATCATATCTATTACAGCGCTTGTATGGCTGACTTATTCGTATATTGTTTGGAAGGGAGGTTTTGTAATTGACGATATGGAAGGCATAGTGCGGTATGACGGTAAACTGCCGGCAAATGCTTATTATGGCGATTATTTTAAACACCTGCGCTTTAAGGTAGCCGATAAAAACCCTCGACATCATCATTGTTTTAACGTGATCCTAAAGAACGCCGCCTGTGTCATGCTTTATTTTTTCTTAAGGAACATAATAGGAGAGCATTTGGCGTGGATTACCTGTCTTTTGTTCGCAGTAACGCCGTTAGGTGCTCAAACAGTAGGCTGGGTTTCTGGAATAGGGTATATTGTAGGGCTTTTTATGGCTTTAGTGGCCTTGCAGATTCCGACATTAGGCATTCCGGACGCTTGGGGAATTTCCATAATTCTCTATGCTATCTTCCTTGCATTGGCGATCATAGGCAATTTTACAATGCTTGCCACTTTTGTAATAACATTATGGCTCGGTCATTATTCGTATATTATTTTAGGCGCACTTCTTTCCTTGGCCATGGGTTTTCAGATCGTGAGGCATACTATAAATTTAAGGACGGATACTTTTGAGTCGCAAGGTATGGGGAATTCAACAAAATTGAGTTGGCGAAAAATCATTGTGGCGACAAAAAGCCTCCTTTATTATACAAAATTAGCGCTTTTTCCGTCGAATATGGGGCTTTACCATGTGTGGGGCTTTCATTATACTCCTGTTTTAGAAAAAGAGAATAATCGCTTTTGGCTCGGGGTTTTGCTCCTAATAGGGTTTGGGTGCTTATTTTATTTCGGTGATAGCGTAGTGAGGTTTGGAATAGTATGGTATTTTGCTTTTCTTTGGATTTACCTCAATTGGATCACAATTCACCAGTTTGTTGCGGAAAGGTATGTATATATCGCAAGCATAGGGCTATGGATAATCATGGCGAAATTCCTCGCGCCTTATCCCGTGGCCTTGGCTTTCGTAATAGGTCTTTACCTAATGAGGACGTGGCAGCAACTACCGGCATATCAGAACGAGATTACTTTTTACCAGTCTAACGTATGGAACTTCCCACGATCCGAAGTAGCATTAGCAAATCTCGGGGCAACCTATATGAAGTGTGGGTTAACTGGATCCGCCGTAGATATGTGGAATGTCGCTACGAGGATCAACCCACAATATGATGTCCCTTATTACAACCTCTATTCGGTTTTAAGAGCACAGAAGCAATGGGGTATGGCGCGGGATAACCTTGTAAAAGCAATTCAGTCGCCGGTAAGCCATTTCAGAAAAAGGTGGGAAGGAGAATTAAGAGGTTTTGATAAGGAGGTAGCTTTTTACAATCAACTTTTAATGCTGAAATCCCAAATGAAGCTGTATGAGGCGAGAATCTACCTTATCCGAACACTTGCCGAACAAACAAAAACACCGTTTTATGAAGACACTTTACAATCAAACGTGTTTAAGGACATGATTCAAAAAGACTTAAATTTACTTGATAAGGAGATAAAATCATGCGCAGAAAACGAATTGAACTTGTTCGGGAAGACTCAAGAGGCAGGCTCCTCCAACTCTTTACAACAAGGCTCAAGCAAATCAACATCTTAGAAATGGCGAACAAAGAGCCGTGGGGAAATCATTACCATAAAAACAAATACGAGTATTTTTATGTTTTAGACGGAGAGGTTGACGTTTATATCAAGAGGGTAAATGCGGTTGCCAGCGTTACGACGCGGTTTGTTGAGGGGGAAGTTTTTGTGGTTGAACCTATGGATATTCATACGATAACCAATGCGGCAAGTTTCTCAAAACTATTGGTCGGCTATTCAAAGGCGTTTGATTCACGTAATCCGGATTTACATAAAGAGGACGCAATGCCCAATAATCCGACCTTAAAGTGAGTGAGGTAACTATGAAGACAGGGAAATGCGATAAGTGTGGTAGACAGGGTTTAGATGTGGAGAAGGTAGAAGAAATTATATTAGAAAATGTATGCAGCATAGAACGATGTTTAGGTAGTAGGGATATTGCCCAAGCCATAGTCAGTAAATTCTCTGCACCCAAATATAAATTAGTAAAAGATTTACCAAATTTCCCTAAAGATAGCCTTGATGAAAAGTATAATTCTTTTATAAGACAGGGTTTTGATATGGCTAGAGAGGCTATTGGAACTCTTAAATTCTCCGCACCGAGGGTTGATGAGAAGGTAATGGAACGATTAGCTTATCAATGTGTCGCCTCTTTTGAAGGCCATATTATCACTCTAGACGGAGAACAAATAGAACAATGTAAAGAAGCAATTGCATCTGCTATCGCTAAAGAACTTAATGGAGGTAAATAGATGAAGATAGCTTTTATCACAGGCATTACTGGTATGGACGGATCACATTTGGCAGATCTGTTAGTAGAAAAGGATTATAAGGTGTATGGACTTATAAGAAGGCACTCAACGCCTTCTTTATGGAGGATCCGACATATCCTTAATAGGATCGAGCTTGTAAGCGGGGATATAACGAGATCTGAAAGCTTGCGTAAGAACCTTGCCCTTATAAAGCCTGACGAGGTATATAATCTTGCAGCACAGAGTTTTGTCAAATTCTCTTTTGACGAGCCGGTATATACTGCCGACGTTACAGGTTTGGGTGCTTTGAGGCTCATAGAGGCAGTAAGACAGTCTTCTAAAGATAGCAAGGTCTTTCATGCTTCTTCAAGCGAAATGTTCGGCAAGGTCAAAGAAACGCCTCAAAAGGAAACCACCCCATTTTATCCCCGCTCACCTTATGGCTGCGCGAAGTGTTTTGCTCATAGGGTAATGGTTAATTATAGAGAAGCTTACAACCTGTTTATATGTTGTGGGATATCGTTTAATCATGAGTCAGAAAGGCGTGGCGAAGAATTTGTCTCAAGGAAAATTAGCAAGACAGTTGCTCAGATGAAAAGAGAGCTCCTTACGCACGGAGAAATAAAAAGTCAACTCGTCCTTGGCAATATCGACGCTAAAAGAGATTGGGGCTATGCGCCGGATTATGTGAAGGGTTTTTGGAAAACGCTACAACAAGATATTGCAGATGATTATGTGTTTGCAACAGGAACCGCTAATTCTGTAGAAAACTTTATAGAAGTCGCTTTTAGATGTATTGGAATTGTAGATTGGGAAAAACATACCAGAATAAGCGATAAATTTAAGCGCCCTGCGGAAGTAGATTGCCTTAAGGGTGATGCGACAAAAGCTGGCGAAGAATTAAATTGGTTTCCGAAAATGGGCTTTGCAGAAATGGTTAAAAAAATGGTGGAGGCGGATTAGCTGTGGCGTTGCGCCATAGCCCAACGAGGAGGAGATATGGAAAAGAATGTTGAAATTACTGAAATCAAGATACTCTTGGGGAAGAAAGAAATTACCCTATCAGTAACTGACGCACGAAAGCTTAAAAAGGCGTTGGAAGATATGTTCGGTGAAAAGGTGGTAAGGGAAGTTATACGAGAAGACCATCACCATTATCCATATCATTGGTATTGGGATTACCCACAGACGAAATATCTTTGTGCAGGAGCAGGAACACAAGAAGTTGGACTTGCTACTGGAGGAATAAATCTTGAATATAAAAACGGAACCATGCTTTGCGCACTTTCGAGCACGGGAGATATGCTTGAAAAAAATTAGTATCATCATCGCAAGCAAATCTAATGACGATCCAAAACTCAAGGAGTGTCTTCGGTCTATCGAAACGCAAGACTATCCGAAAGATTTAGTAGAAGTCTTGGTAATTACCGAAGGCACTCCTGAGTCTGCTAAAGCTATTGGCTTGAAAAAAGCAACAGGTGAGATAGTGTGTTTTATGGCGAGTGATTGTGAATTTTTGCATAAAAACTCATTTAAAGAAGCTGAACAACTACTTGATGGCTCGTATGCTATTGGGGCTTATTCGTTCCACTATGAATATATCCAATTTGATCCTATTTTAAATCGTTATTTTGCATTATTTGGTTGCAATGATCCCGTGCCTTTCTATTTAAGTAAATGCGATAGATTCCCTTATTATAAAAAACAAATAATTCATAGAATAAATTTCTTCAAAAAAAGCGTTGATACATTAGGGGATAATGGATTTTTTATTCGCAGAGATTTGATTATGAAAACAGATTTAGAGCACTATTCTCACATAGATAATTGCGAAGATTTAAGAAGGATGGGCTATTATCATTATGCATTATTGACTTATCCAGTCCATCATCAGACAGGAGACTCGCTATGGTTATGGATAAAAAAAAGGTTTCATTACGCGGAAAGTCTCGGAAAAAACCGAAGATGGCACATGGTAGGAAACACAAAAGATGTATTAAAACTACTTTTGTTTGTTGTTTTGAGTATCACATGGATAGAGCCACTATTGAGAGGCTGCTGGGGGTATTTAAAAATAAAAGATAGAGCTTGGTTTCTCCACCCTATAATTTGTTTTATAACGGTTTGGGTTTATGGTGCATTATGCCTAAAGCAAGTGTGGTTGTGTGTAGCAAGGGGCGTCCGGACGAACTTTATAAATGCCAACTCTCTTTAAAACAACAGATGTTTCAGGACTTTGAGGCTATTGTTGTGGATAAGGATTGGGATTTAGCGAAGTGTAGGGAATACGGTTGGAGGCAGTCGGTTGGAGAAATCATAGTTTTTATCGACGATGACGTAGATTGTCCTCCTTGTTGGCTTGAAAACATTATGAGAGCTTTTATGGTTAATTCAAGGGTTGTTGGTGTAACAGGCCCGACACTTGTTCCTGAACGGCATAAGCAGAACAGGGATATTTTTAGGTTCTTTTCGCTGTATAAACTATTCAATAAATCTGAACGCCCGGGATACTTTTCTAAATGGGGTGCACCAAGCATGTTTTCTAATTTTAGTAAGGAATATTGGGGTTTTGTGGATTATTTGGAATGTTGCAATATGGCTTTGAGGCGAGAAGTGATAGAAAAAGCAGGCGGATTCGACTTATCTTATGAAAAAACTTCTGAATGGAGCGAGGTGGATATGGCTATGCGTTGCCGGCTTTATGGAGAACTTTTGTTTCACCCTCTTTGTTGGCTATTTCACATGCCTACGCAGGCCGGCGCATACAAGGATCGGTTAGACACTTCCCACAGATACCGCAATTATGTAAGATTTTCTGACAAGCATTTAGAACAATGTTGGCAATTAGAGCTTTATAAAAGGCTTTACGGGAGGTATTTATGGTGGAAAGGAAGGATAAAATGAAATGCTCTAAATGCGAATATCGCAAGGACAATCCTAATAAAACCATTTCTTGCCTGCAAACTATACTAGAAATGGATATTACTTGTTTAATGAGGCATTTTCTATGGCGACAAATGGCAATCGCAGGTTTGACACAAAAAACTGAAAAATTGATAGACAAAATGGAAGAAGATTTAGACCAAGGAGAGGAGTGGAAGAAAGATAATGAAAATCCTAAACGATAATGTCTTGATCAAGCGTGATCCTTTACCTGAAAACAAGGTCGGGCTTATTCATCTGCCTGAACGGTTTGCAGGAAGCCACTATAAGGTTCAAGATAGAGGCGAAATACTTGCTGTTGGCCCTAAAGTCAAGGATGAGGATATCAAGGTAGGTAGGCGTGTAATCTTCGGCAGGTTTAGTTATCAGGATTTTGAGCGAGAAGAAAATACGATTTTAGTGAAAGAGTGCGATTGTTTGGCAATAGGGGAGGGCGTATGAGTAAATGGATGTGTGATGTTGTTGGTGAACAAAAAGCGTCAGAAGAAAAGATGGAAAACCTTGTAGGTAATGATATTACACACGAAAATCTTGAAAAGTTTATAGGCGAAAGAGGTAACTTACCTACCAATGTAAAAGAATATATCAAAGAATTAGGTTACGAATGGTCTGATAGTGGTGGTAGCTGTGATAGTTGGCACATAGGTGTTCCTTTTAATGATTTCATAGAAGCCTGTGCTTATTTATCAAAAATGGTAATAAAGTTTCACGAGGCGATTAAAACAGGTTTATTAAAGTTTAAACTAATGACTTGGAGTCCAGAAAGTTGGAGGGGATATGATTGAACTCGAAAAAACTATTGTCGCTGTAATTACTAACCATATGCAACCCTTCGTAGAGAAAGTCAATAATATGCTTAAGATGTTTAAAGAATTGGAATTTACTAAAAAAGATGTAGAAAAGATCACAGAGGATATTCTCCATAATGAAATAGTGAAATTCCAATCCCTACTTTTGACTATTTTTATTTCTATTTGCGCTATCGGTATGTTTTATCTTGGAGGATTGTATGTTTCAATGGCTACGTATTAAAACTGTAATGCCTCATATTCGCGGTCGATTGTTAGATATAGGGTGTGGAAACAATAAATTGGTTAAGAAATATGGCAATGGCATAGGGTGCGAAAAAAATGAAGGGGTGCCCTTAAAAAACAAATATGACACAATCACTCTCGTTGCCTCCTTAAATTATATGACAGAAGACGAGCAAAATTGGTGGGGTTTACATTTTAAGGATTACCTTAAAGAAGATGGACAAATTATTATTACCTGTCGCAATGTTTTTAGAGGTTTTCCTAAAGAAAGGGTAGAAGGGGCTTTTAAAGACGGGGGGTTTTATCTTGCTTTCTACCGCCCTTTTATGTTCGGGCTTAACGGACTTTATATTTTTAGGAGGAGAGTATGAATTTATGTTCAGGAAGTAGGTATAATAGCCACGACGAAATTTGCTACGAGGGTAACGAATGTCCGCTTTGTCTTCTTATGGAAGAAAGGGATGAAGTGGAAAAGCAATTAAACGAGGAGATAGAAAGATTAAAAGCTGAATTATGAAAATAGCCCTAATTTCTCTTGCCAAAGGAAGTGGTTGTCCACCAATTGGACTTGTCTATCTTGCGACTTACCTTAAAGAGCATTTAGACGTGGAAGTGGAGATTATAGACGCTAATTGGGACGACACTAAAAACTATATGATGTTTGAGGGAGGATATTCTAAATTTGATGTTGTGGGAATATCTGCTATGACGGTGCATTACGGAGAAGCGATAAAATTAGGCAAACAGATAAAACTAAAGAAAAATGCCCCTCTGATAGTTATAGGTGGTGTCCATATATCTACTTCTGATTGGATAGAAAGCTTTGATCAGACAGCATTTGATTATGCAGTAATAGGAGAGGGTGAATTGGCTTTTGTTGAACTTGTAAAGACACTTAAAATTAATAGAGTTGCTAAATCTATATGGCAACATGAACCAATAGAAAACCTTGACGACCTTCCTCGCCCTGACTGGTCTTTGGTAGATCCTCGCTACTTCAAGGAAAAAGCCAATACAACTTTTGCTGAATTTGGTATATCAGGCGTGATGATAACTTCCAGAGGTTGCCCTTATAATTGTGTTTTTTGCAGCACGAAAAAGATGTGGGGAGAGCCAAGATTTCACTCTGCGCAATATGTAAATATGATGATAAACGACTTATGGGTAAAAGGTGTAAACCTCGTGCAGATATGGGATGATTTGTTCACTATCAACAGAAAGCGTTTGAAGCAAATTATCCCAAGGCCCGGTATGAAATTTAACTGCCAACCGAGAACTGACCTTATAGACGACGAATTATGCGGAATTTTAAAAGGTATGGGTGTAACGACCTGTATTTTTGGCTTTGAGTCAGGAAGCGACAAGACCTTGAGATACCTAAAACGAGATACATGCACAGTAGGGGATAATAAAAAAGCTATCAAGATTTGCCATAAGCATGGTCTAAAAGTTCAGGGCAGCGTGATATTTGGAAACCCCAATGAAACCATTGAGGATATGCAAAAAACAATAGGCTTTATGAAGTGGGCTATCAAACAAGGCGTCCAGAGGTTGTGGGCTTTTGTGGCGACGCCTTTTCCGGGAACAGAGTGGTGGGGTAAATTGACAGGGGTGCCTTCTTGGAGTCAACTTTCTCATTATACGGATTATCCTTTATTATTAAGCGTGGATAAAAAAGATTTTAAAAAAGTAATGCAGGACGTCCAAAAAATAGACAGAACTTTTAAATGGCGAAAAGCATTGGCGTTTATCAAAAATATTTATGGCTAATTTATCTGTCGTAATTCCCTGTTTTAACGAATTTAAAGTCGCTGACGCAATTAAGGAGTTTGAACTCTACAATATAGAGGTCATTATCGTTGACGACGGATCAGATGTGCCTATACCGGAGGCGACTATCCGGCACGAAAAGAATATGGGGTATGGTGCGGCACTCAAGACAGGGATACGGCTTGCTACGAGGGATTACATTCTCACTATGGACGGCGACGGTCAGCACTTGGTAGAAGATGTCATAAGATTGTGGCTTTATTTTAACCTAATAGAAACGGATATGATAGTAGGCGTCCGGAAGATCACGGAAGTCAGCCTAATGCGATACTTCGGCAGGAAAGGGCTTAGCTTAATAGCGTCCTGTTGGGCTAATAGATGGCTAATGGATTTAAACTCGGGCTTGAGGATATTCCGGCGTGAATTGGCTATGAGTTATATGTCTATCCTGTGCGATACATATTCCTTTACGACCACGCTTACGCTGATGTTCCTCATAGATGGATATAAAGTTGAGTGGATGCCTATAAAGGTTCAGAAGCGGATACAGGGCAAGAGTAAGGTCAGGACGATAAAACACGGCTTAATCACGCTTTATTATATTACGAGGATAGGGTTTGCATTGCGAACAAGGACGGTAAGGAAATGGAAAAGAAAGTTATTTGGACAGTCGACGTAGAGCCGGATTGGGGTTGGCGAACAAACGGAAATGAAGGCATGTGTGAGGGTGTTCCTATGATATTAGATGTGTTTAAAGAATATGGGGTTAAGGGCATCTTCTTTTTATTCCCTCATTATTACGACGGCGTGAGGGAAACCATTGAGAACCATGGACATAAAATTGGATATCACCCAAAGGATAATTTTACTTCGGGCTTGGACAATAAACCTGTTAGATTTCATAAATTTGCGGTTATCTTACCTCAACATTTACCCTACTCCTCCCCTCAAAATCATACTTCTTTACTTCGCCATATGTGGTATGGACAACCGATACGAGATATTTTTTATATGCACCCCTTTGATATAGTAAAGCCAAAGACAAAAGCACCGTCGCTATTCTGTAAACTATGGTATTCACAACCTGAAAGGGCTTATGAGACCTTTAAGCGTCTTGTTGCTAAATATTCCTAATTATGAATAAAACAACTGAGATGTGGAAAGATTATAGAAAAGACCAACAAGAGCGAAGAAGTAATCGCTTATCTAAGAGGACAAATGAAATTTTGTCTTTAAAGGGGCATATAGTTAAGCAGTTAACGCCTTATCAGTTCCGTATAGATGGAAAGGTAGATGTTTACCCTACACATAATCGTTATCATATTTTAGCGACTGGAAAAAGAGGCGATTATAGAAAAATTAAGGAATTATATGAGACCTCTTAATGTTTTACTCTTAAATATTCCTAATGAGAACGAGATAGAGGGGAACGATCCGCCTATCCTTAAAAGACACGGAGGGTTTTATCCACCGTTGGGCTTGATGTATATAGCAAGTTATCTTAAAAAATATACCAAACACAAGGTAGAGTTGTTGGATTGCCAAGCGTTGAGGGTTGATTATGTGAATTTAGCAATCTATCTATCTAATAAGCAGTTTGATGTTATAGGGATAACTTCAATTACATTAGGGCTTATGGATCTAAAAATGACCATTATGCTTATCAAGGAGGTTTCTCCGGACACGGAAATTGTCGTCGGAGGGCCTCACGCTACCATATATCCAGACGAAACAGCAAGATTAGGAGCTGATAAAATAGTAATAGGTGAGGGTGAAAAAGCAATGGCAACGGCTATTTTAGAGCCTTATTCGATATTATTTAAAGGCTCGTCTACGGACAATCTTGACCTTATACCTTTCCCTTATCGAACTCATAACGACAAATACTATTCTATTCTAACTCCCGAGCCAATGACAACTATGTTTTCCTCCAGAGGTTGCCCTTACCAATGTAATTTCTGTGATCGCCCTGCTATGGGCAAGAAGTTTAGGGCGAGAAGCCCTGAAAATGTAGTGGACGAAATGGAGGAGTGTGTTCAACAAGAGATTAAGGAAATCCTTTTCTATGATGATACATTTACGGTGGACAGGGAAAGGGTATTTGATATTTGTTCTGAAATTGTCCGTAGAAACCTTAAGGTTAAATGGGACGTTAGGGCAAGAGTAGATACCGTAGATGAAATAATGTTGTGTGCTATGGCAAACGCCGGTTGTAATCGCATACATTTCGGCGTAGAAAGTGGCGTTCAAAGGGTAATAGATAATCTCAATAAAGGCATTACATTAGAGCAAGTCAATAACGCTTTTAAATGGGCTAAAGAGGCAGATATTAAGACATTTGCTTATTTTATGATTGGCAATCCCGGCGAAACAAAGGAGGACATCAATGAAAGTTGTCTATTTTCTAAAAGACTCGATCCTGATTTTACACAGTTCACCATCTTTACTCCATTCCCTGCAACAAAATCTTTCGCCGACTGGTGTGAGAGAAATGATAAGGACGTATGGCAAGAGTTCGCCTTACGACCGACTCAAGATTTCCAACCTCCTGTTTGGAATGAATATCTCAGCAGAGAAGACCTTAGAGGAATTATTTCTAAAATTTATAAAGCACATTATCTCCACCCAAGATCAATATGGAATAAAGTTCGAGGAGTGAGGAGTTATAAACAGTTGAAACGGTATATTCATGCAGGATTGGAGTTGATAAAATGAAAACTATAAAAGTAACAAATTCAGCGACAATAGTTGATGGCTTTCCACATCAATTACTTCATTGGCAGAACAGCCGAAGCCGATTACAGCGTTTTATCGAACCCTTCATTAAATATGACGCATTGGATAAAGTTATTATTGTAGAACTTATGCCTGCACATCAAGACTACATTTCGATGTTTTCTTTATTTACGACAGGTGAGCTTTTAATTAAAACTGAATACGGAACAATGGATGGAAGATTACGGAGCCAGAAAGAAAAGTATTTATGAACCCCTTTAACCACACCCTCTTGCTTAAGCGATTACCGTCGTGGATATACAAGATAGGCGCGCAGTTGTATATAGACAAATACCCACGCCATATCCACATAGAGACGACCACAAAATGTAATCTGTCCTGTGAGATGTGTCCTCGCCCCAAGATAGAGGAGGATATGGATGTCCGCACTTTCATGAGGACGGTGGACGATCTGGACAGGCATAAGTCGAGGAGCATATCTTTACACCTATTCGGAGAACCCTTGCTTGACGAGGAACTATTAACAAAAATAGATATACTTAAATTTAATAAGCATAATGTTATATTAACTACCAACGGAACGATCAATACGCCTGCTGTATTTGACGCTGTTGACCATATTATAATTACATATCGCCCCGGCCTTAACCTTGAAACAAAAGAGGAGTGGAGGTATAAGATCACCTTGAGGTGTTTTAAAGATTACCATATCCCAAAAGGTTGGCGTGTTGAAAGGAAACCTTATCATAATTACGGAGGCAATGTCAAAGGAGAAGGCCATGGCACTTCGAGGGAGTGGTATCCCTGTTACCATCTTTGGCTTGCCCCCGCCATTGCTTGGAACGGAGATATCCTTATTTGCTGTAATGATCCACACCACAAAACAAAACTCGGCAATATAAAGGATATGGGTTTAAGCGAAGCGTGGACTTCGGCAAAAATGAAAAGTTTAAGGTGTCAGCAGTTAAAGGGCATAACAGAGGGTATCTGCTCAAATTGTAATTGTTGGCAAACTTATCCGGATATGTGGTTCAAATGGCAAAAGAAATGAAGAAGGAGGATTTATGAGTGAGGCAAAAGATTATTGTCCGTATTGCAATTCTCGCGTAACAGAGAAACCCAAAACAATGAACTGGTATAGGGATGAAATATCTAAATTACTTAAGTTGAAGCCAACAGGGAAAACTAACACTGGGGAGCCTTATTGGTCTACATGGGAAAAAAGGTGGCTTATGGAAGTCTATGAGGCGATTAATCGAGAGCTCCCTTTGGCTTAGTATAATAAAAATGGAAATAATATTTTTAATCTTATATTGGTTGTTTTTTTTCCGGAAGGAGCTTATAAATCCATTCCGCTTGGCTACTGCCGAGGTCTTAAGCGAGTGCTTCCCTAATATAATGCTTGCCGGAGAGTATTGGAGTAAGGGCAAGTTGCCCCGTGATTCTTATTTCTACCAAGACGATATTATGGGCGCAGCTATGTCAAGCGTGTGTTATCCTCCCAATATTGTCCTGTCAATTGTCATGCGTAAGTTATCATTAAATAAAGCGTTTGCGTTACAAATGTATGTGTTCTTGTCCCACTTTTTGGTTGCGAGTGTCGGAGGCTATGTCTTGTTCGGGGGCGGGCCGTTAGGGCTGATCGGAGGGCTATTGTTTGGCTATTCGGGGTATATGGTCAAGCATTACCCTCCGATAGTGGCTACAATGGCGTGGATCCCTTGGGCATTGGCTTTTAAAGGAGTGTTTTTGCCCGCTATTTGCCTCTCTATGGCGTTTTTAGCCGGTTACCTACCCATAGCTATCTATTTTACCTATTTCTTCGTATTTATGAACCCATTAGGGGCGATTTGTGGCCTCTTAATAGCCTCCCCTTTCCTCTGCATAGTGGGAAGACGCTATTCTCGGAGTGTCTTGAGAGAGGCCACCGCCCAAAGTAAAATGAGGATCGGCTGTGTTCCTAAATGGAAAATGCTTGATTTCTTTCTGCCTATGAATTTCCGGCACTATATCAACGGCGTGGGATTTTGGGAAATGTCGTTCTATATGTCGCCTGTCGTGTTGTTCAGTTTTTGGGGGAAAGGTAATTGGTGGCTTGTGGTTGTATTTGCCTCTATGTTTCTATTTTGGCGTTATATATTTGAAATTTGGCAGTTTTTTATGCACAGAATACCGGCTCGTTGGGGGCATATGGTAACGGTAGGGCTAATCTTCACTACAATCTCTGGAATAAGCAAATTCTCTGTTCCAATACAGTGGGGGGCAATTGGAATAACGGCTTTATGCTTATTGGAAAACTCAAACCTTATTACCTACTGGCCTTTTACGCAGCCGTGGATCAAACCAAGCGAGGCATTTAAGGAATATACAGGCAAATGGCCGACGGCGCAAGGACAGATACACCATATCGTAACAGGAGGATATCAAGGGTGCTTCCGGAAAAAGAGTTCATAGGCGAGACCTATGCACTACTCGATAAACTTGAGGCAGTATGAGAAAGATAATAAGTAGCCAAACAGTTATTATTTATAAGGGTAAAAAACCTACGCCGGAAGCATTGTCAATTATGGGCGAGGAAATTTTGGTCGGCATTTTGAAAGGGGCTTCTCCAATATTTACGCACAGTTCTCAAGTCGCTAACGACCATTACTTGTTTATCCAATCTTCCGGTCTTGACTATATGTTAGCGAGTTTTTGTATGGGCTATGATCCACAGATAATCAGAAACGAATTTAAGAGGTATTTTATAAATGAAAATATTATTTCAGCCCAATCAATATAGTCAGCAACGGCAACACGAGAAAAAGGTATGGATATACCCTGTGCTGTTGGCTATGTATGCGACTTATTTAAAAAACAAAGGACATGAAATCTTATGGGATTGGAAAAAGACGGAAAAAAGAATAGAGTGTGATTTTGCTGAGAATATTGAAAGTGAAACTCAAATAGATGTGCCATTTTTAGAATTACCATCGCCGGATAGGAGGTTTACAAACGCCTTTAATCCTAAATACCAAGAGAACGGCAACTTTAAATACCTGCCGGCTACCTATATGCAAGCTTCATTAGATTGTTGGTATGGCAAATGCACCTTTTGCCGTTGGGCAAAACAATACCCTAAATGCTACACAAGGCCGGTAAAGACTATGATAGCCGAAGTTCAAGAGTGCGTGGATATGGGGTTTAAGGAAATATTTGACGATAGCGGCACTTTCCCGAAAGGTGCTTGGCTTATGGTGTTCTGTGAGGAAATGATTAAGAGTGGTTTGAATAAGAAAGTTCGGATAGGGTGCAATATGCGCTTGGACTATAATCACCCTAACCTTAAGGGGTTGAAAGACATTAGGCGTGCCGGCTTCCGTATGATCCTGTATGGGCTCGAGAGTGCTAATCAAGCGACATTGGACAAGATAAATAAAGGTGTAAATATTTACAGTGCTATTGATTATATTAAGCGTAGTGCTAAAGCTGGGCTCGATCCCCACATTGCCGTGATGTTCGGTTATCCGTGGGAAAGCCATAAGGACGCTATAAAGACCTTGAAACTTGTTCATTATCTATTAAGGAAAGGATATGCCAAGACGGCACAGGCAAGTTTCTATAATCCTAAACTTGATAAGGAAAGAATTATGATGAGTGCTCGTCGTTTCGGTAAAACAACTGCTTATATACAAGGGGTAAATACCTATATGTCTGCTCAAAAGTTCATTAGAAAAATTTACAATGTCGGCTACGATCCGAGGTTTTGGATTAACAGGATATTCAGTATCCGGAGCGTTGCTGATATAAAGTATCTTTATAAGGGAATAAGGAGGGCGTTAAAATGAAAATATTATTGATTGTTTTAATGGGCGTAGGAACGATATGTATATTGCGTGGTCAACTGTTGTTGGCTATGCTTTTAATAGTGCTATCTATTCCTGTTGGAGTGTGCGTGGATAAAATTATAAGGAAAAATAATCCGGGGGGTATGGTTTAAAAATGGTTAGTGTGGGCGACTCGAAAGAGTGCTTAGGCAACGACTATTCGTTGGTCACCAAGAAGGAGAAAAATGCAGACACTCCCCTTGCACAGCTACAACCCGTCGATAAAAGAAAGACCGACCATATCCCTTATATCAAGAAAATTTATAATGTCGGCTACGAGTAAGGAGGGCTTATGGGCAGTAGTATATGTGGCGGAGTAATGAGTATGTCTCAAATGAAAAAGGGTATGAAAAAACACGGCGCATATTTTGGTATGATGAGTTTTGTTATGCCTGATAAATGGTATAAGAAATGGGTTATTCTTGTAAAGCAAAGAAAAGATAAAGAGGCCAAGAAGTTATTTTATCAATATGCCGTTAGCCAAATATAAATGTCAAAAATGTGGGCATAGGTGGGTAGGTAAATCGGGGCCTACGCAATGTCGTCGGTGCGGACACCTTTATATAGATTGGCTTGATTGGGAGGGATTAAGCGTATGGGAACGGCTATCTAATTGGGTATGGTGGAAATCACAAGGAGGATATATGAAAGTCTTGCATCAGCAATGGTTCACAGAGGGCAATCAAGGCAGACCGATAGGCATAATCGTTTTTATGACGGAAGCCGGTCGCAGAATAATTAAGATAGGCACAGGCGGAGGTTTAGATCCTGATAACAGGCAGAAGGATATTGATATGATACAGAGGTTAGGCGTAGAGGTTTCACCGGCTAAACTTCAGGCAATTTTGGCGTTGGTTTTATGAGAACGAAAAAGGAAGAAAATGTGCGTCAAAGATATTATTATCATAAAAACATTAAGGCGAAACGAAAGTGGCGAAATAAATATGTAGCAAAACTTCGAGATCATCATAGAAAAATGGATAAAATAAGGCGTCATAAATTAAGAGAGGAAGTTATATCTGCTTATGGGGAAGCATGCGCCTGTTGCGGAGAACATCAAATTGAATTTTTGGCAATGGATCACATAAACAATGACGGAAAAGAACATAGAAAAGTAGTTCCTCCAAGTGAATTTTATCCGTGGTTAAAAAGGAATAATTATCCAAAGGGTTATCAAGTATTATGCAATAACTGTAATTTAGCGAAAGCGAGATATGGGATATGTCCGCATAAGAAAGCGAGGTCAACATCATAAGTTGTATCATCTGCCATCACACCGGCGACTTTATCTATAAGTGCGTCAAGAGTATTAGGAAATCTGTCGGCGTTGAATATGAGATTATTATTGTCAGCGACGAAAATCTGCACATTGAGGGGTGCAGCGTTATCCACGACCACGGAGGGCCGGCGTTTAAGCGTAATTTAGGCGCGTGCTTTGCTACCGGCGAATACCTCGCGTTCTTTGATGATGATACCGAAGTGGACAAGGAGTGTTTAAAACAGATGTGGTTGGCTATCAATATGGATACGGTAATGGTTTATTCCAAGATTATCACGATGGGCACAAATAAGTTTGACGACGCCGGTAGTTATCTCGGATCGTGGGGATTTCTGATAGAGCGTTCCGGTAATGTGGAGGATAGAGGGCAATTTGATTATAAGAAGCGGATCCTCGCTGGGAAGTCTGCCTCCTGCATGATTATGCGTAACACATTTGTAAAAGTAGGAGGATTTGATAGCGACTTCTTTATGTTCGGCGAGGAAACTGACCTATCGTGGAGGGTATGGCTGTTAGGTCGTGAGGTTAGGTTTGCGCCGAAAGCCATTGCTTACCACGCTTTCAACACGCCTTTAAAAGATAAGAAACAATACTACTCGCAACACACGATCCATTATCACGGTTGTAAAAACTATATTACTATGTTGATCAAGAATTTGGAGTGGCATAACTTGGCGTGGATCCTCCCAAAACACCTGTTGGTATGGACAATGGTGGCCTTTATCTTCGTTTTAAAGGGCGAATTTATTAAAGCCGGCTTTACTTTCCAAGGGCTTTATTATATTTTTAGGCACTTTCCTTTAATACTTTGGAAAAAGTCACATATAAATCGCTTTATACGCCTTAAAAAAGACAAGGACATACTTCCATATATCTTTCGAGCCACACGTTTCAGTTATTACTTTAATAGGTTTATGACCTATGTAAAACAGGGAAGGGCGGGGCGATGAAAAAAACTATTAGAAATCAAATACCATTAACAGCAATGAGAGAAATTATGTTAGAGGTAAGTAATTTTTTAGATGGGTGGGGTGATTTTAGAGAAATAACTATTGATTGGCAGGATAAAACAATGAATATAAAAATTCAGCCGAAGTAGATATGAGCACTAACGGCGAGGATATATTTTGTTCCGGTTGTGGCTTGTTCATACGAAAGGGCAATTTGAAAGAGGATATATTCTGTAATAAAAAATGTAAGGAGGCATATGCGCGTTCCCAAAGACCGAAAACGGAAAGGAAATACTCCCCAAAAAAGTGGACGCATTAACGAAAATCACGAGAAACATTTAAAACTTTATAATATGTTAAAAAATAACCCTATTAGACCGTGGGGCGATATGTATAATTCCGACAAATATTCAAGGTTGAGGGTTCATAGAGCTGTTGTTATGGCATATAGTTTATACGAAGGGCATAATCCTCACGTTTTAGATGTGGGGTGTTACACTATGGAAGTGCGTAATCACTTGCCTAACTATTGTTCTTACACCGGCATTGATATGCTCGAAAAACACGAGGATATTATTAGGATAGATTTAAACCAATTTCCTAATTATAAATTGGAGTTTTTGGATAAAAAATACGATTTGATTTTCGCTTTGGAAATCGTAGAGCATATCCTATATCCCACGGCGATTATGAAAGCATTTCAGTTATCCCTTGCGAAAGACGGCGTGATCTGTTTCAGTTTACCTAATGAAAATACCCTTTATCACCGGATAGTTATGGCGATAGGGATAGGGTGCGACGCCCAAGCGTTCAAGGATTATAAGCACGTTCATTTTCCGACGATCCGGCAACAACGCCGGTTCATAAGCGAGTATTTCAAGATCGTGGAGGAAGGCAGTTATATCTCAACGGATATGCACAAAAGTCGTGGAGAGTGGATCGGCAAGATAGCCAAGAAAATACCGGACACCTTTTGGCGGTTTATAGCCGATAAGTTTCCGGCGTTGTTTGCAAGGGGTAGGATTTATGTATGTCGTTTAAAACAAAAGTAATTTGAAAAACGAAATTACCAATACCAAACATACTGCTACCAATATGACCTCAATTAACTTTCTCATTTAAAACCCTATTCTAAACAGCTTCAACTAATGTGCCGCATAGTTTACATCTAAAAGCGTTTAACTCCTCATCAAAAACAACTTCTACATTGTCATCACATTTTCTACAATAAAACATTTTAGTTCTCCTTGAAAAATGTATGCGCGCCAATTTTGCAGGCAATTTCCATTGATTTAGCCCAATATGGCGTGCCATAGGTTAGGTTTTCCCAATGCGTCGCACCGTTGACAATATCACACGAGGCGCTTTCCTGCCAAGCTATTTTGGCTATGTTCCAAATCCATTCGGGTTCACTGTCAACGTGTTTAGCTTTAAGGCCATAAACGCCTTTTAAATGGCCGCGATTGCGGATTGCACAGGCCACAGCAAGCATACCGCGATAGCCCTGATCGGCGGCCTCACCAATTATGGCCCTGACTGCTTTGTTTTCAGGTATTGCGTGGGCCGAAGTCAAAGAGGATAGGGTTAAGACAACCAAAAACACTACTACCTTTGAAAAATCAATATAGTTGTCCCAACAATGCTTGCATAGATAGATAGTTTTCTTTGTGCGCCATGTGATTACTCTTGCAAGGACATTTCCGTTTTGTTCCCTGTGCACCTTTTGGATTTTATAGGCCCAGTTGCTCAATTTGCCTAAACAGTTTTTACAGAGATTTTTTTTCATTGTGCCTCCTTATCATCAAAAAATACCCCAAAATATCCGTAAGCGTTTGGGTCTTTTGTAAAGTTTAAGCCAATATTTTCCGATACTAAAAAAATATATCCTTTCGTTGTCAATTTCTGGATTATTAAATATATTTATCATAATTTACTCTCCTTTATTCAGTTACGCCCTCAATTGAGATTACCCTTAAATTATCAGGGTTGCCCAGTCCAAATCCTGCGACATAAGTGGAGGCGCCCATGAGCGTATCAAAAAGTTTTATGCTTTTGTTTTCATTCTCAACATGTGTTAAATAGTTGCCATCATCTTTCCACCAAAGTATCATATACATTTTTTAACTCCTTTCTGATGCAAGCATTGCCGCTAAATCTTCTACAATGTCCTCAATGGCGGCATAGTTATTGTCTTGAATTATCGTGCCAGTTGTTTTACACCTTTCAAAAGTTTGAGCGTCTGTGTTCCAAATGCGGTATACAATGGGCCTTGTTTCAACGATAGAGTAATTGCCTACGATTTTTTTGATTGCTGTGATTTCCATTTTATAACCCCCTTTCATTTGAAAAGCTATACCATCTGTCATTATCGCCAATAATTAAATGATCCAGCACTCTAATAGTCAATAACTCCCCTGCCTCTTTGAGTTTTTTGGTAAACTGACGATCCTCCTCGCTTGGCTCTGGATCGCCTGACGGGTGATTATGTGCCACGATTATTGAAATAGCACCTAAAAACAGGGCAGATCTGAAAACAATTTTCATATCCGGATCAGCACTCGCTTGACCTCCTGACGAGATTACCTTATATCCTTTTATTTGATTTTTACTGTCTAACGCCAAAAGGATAAAATGCTCTTGATCTGCGTCTAAGAGTGTGAAGATTTCTCTTGCTACTCGGGCAACCTCTGCCGGACTATTGACTGATTGCTGTGTTTCCTCCCTGATTTTTAGTTTCACCTTGATCGTTTCAATTTCATAAATCACAATTCCCCTCCTTTATATAAGGTGATCCACTTCCGTTTCAATTTTAGTGATCCCACGAACCGACACTAAAACCTTGCTGACCTTTGTCAACAACACTAATCCCCTGACATACTTCCGGTATGTTTTTGTTTCCAATACCTTGATACGCCGTGGCTGTTGAAGTAACTGCATTTTGCCTCCTTTCGTTTGAGTAGTTACACCACGCAACACAAAAAAAATATCGCCAAAACAATGCTGATAATCGTTGACCATTTGCAATAATATCTCATCAATTCCATTTCTAATTTATCCATTGAGTAATTACTCCACGACACGCAAAAAAAATTACTTCTTGTTTTTGTCCTGTTCCCGTTGCTGATGAAGTGCTGTCTTGATCCACGATTTAAAAAGATCCGTCAAGGTAACAAAGCCCTGCCGGATTGAAAAGATTTTCAGCTCTTTGTAGTCGTCATTGTCAATGTTGAAATTAACCCTTGCCATACCATAAGTATATACTCAACTCCTTTATTTGTCAAGGTATTTTTTCAAAAATCGTATATCGCATATACTCAAACAACACAATTACTCAAGCGTAAATACTCCCATACTCAACTATGTCTTGAGCCAAAAAAGTGCAGGAGAATTGATCCTGACGCAAAAAAACGAGCCAAATCCAAGCAAGTGCAGGAAAAGCACCAAAACACCCATAATCAAGCCATATTAATCAAAGCACAATCCAGAAGCAACTCAAAAAGCACCAAAAACACCAGACATATCCAAAAGCACAAAAAATCTTCAAACACAAGCCGGACAACTCAACATCAAATACAACACAAGTATATAAGCCAGTCTATATCTTATATAGCTGTCGTTTTTTTTAAAAAAAACCTTTTATATATCTTTCTTTAAAAAGATATTGTTTGGCGACAGTTGTCGCCATTTTTGTTTTGTGGTGTAAATACTTACAGGGGTTTTTGAGTTGTGGATTTGTGGAAAAAGGGAGGGGGGAGGGGTTTGCGAAATTGTATGATGAGAAATTATAAAAGCCAAAGGATCGCTGTTTTTAGTGAAAAAACATACAAGATATTGTGGTATGTTTTGCGTTGTGGAGAGGAGGGTTATCAACTACCATATGCGGTGATCGTAGTTAACATAACAAATATTATATATCCCAAGAGAGAACGCCGGAGGGCATACACCCTGTTGGATTTAATACCGAAGCACTTCGTGAATAAATGGGTCAGCCTTAACGTATATGTGTATATAAAGTTCTTTTTACTTCTTTAATAAGTTCTGCTTGTGTGGGGCCCCCCTCCCCCCCCCTGTGTATCGACGCTGTTAAAAAAAGATGTGGTATGGTTGGGTTATGAAGAAGATGAAGAAATATCCAAGGAAGTGGGAAGAAATATGTGATGATCGATTCGCCGGTTGCGCGAGACTTAAGATTTTTGGCGGTTGGCTCGTGGTTGCATGGGTGAATCCCCAAACAAAGATAGGCAGAGATATCCCTGAGAGTTTGGTTTATGTTCCAGATCCAAAACATCAGTGGAGATTGCGTAAAGGATAAAAATGAAGAAGATAAAGTTTACCCGCAGGATATTGGAGGACTTGGAATTGGCGGGTGCGCATTTGAAAGCGGCGCGGAGTGAGATGCAGGCCGCCATAGCGGTTATAGACCGCGCGTTTGTGCGGGAGACGAAAACTAAACGGAATTGTGAAACCAGAAAGAGGAGGAAATAATGGCTGAGGAACCGATTAAAGTAGGTGGTATGTATATGTTGACTTCCGGGCCGTTTGTGTTGAACGCCGGGAAGGCAATAAATATCGAAGGCATTGGGATGTATAGTATTTCTACCGCGGTGTTGGCAGAGCTGCAGCTTACCGCGAACGCTTCGTCCGGATCCGCGAGGTCGATATTCCACAATGTCCAACCCGCTTCATCCACTCTTGATCTTGGTAAAGATGCGTATAACTACTGGCCGATAAAGAGTATTTTAAGCGGTGTATCAGCAAATGTCGTAACGTCTTGCACTGGTTGGGTTTACTTAAAAACCTAAAAGGAGGCCCGAATGAAGAAGAAACCGAAAAAGAAGGTAGCGAAGAAACCCCCCAAGAAGAAACTCCCCCCACGCAACCGGAAACGCCATAGGGTAGATTTAGATGGCGATGGCAGAAGTGATATAATCGTAACGACTTACACCAAAAAGGAGAAGAAGAAAAAGGAGGCCAAGATGTCTATACTGAGGCGAGGAGCCAAGAAGGAGAAGAAGGGAAAAGAGCCGGAAATGGATGTTAAAATAATTACCGAGCCCGAAACAACCACTGCGGCCACTACCACCACGGTAACTGTTGCCGCCGAACCAAAGAAGAAGAAGGCCGCTCCCCCTAAATGTCTCACAAAGAATTGCCTGCAGTTGCCGGGCCCCCCTGAATACAAGGGCTATTGCGGAGATTGCGCAAGGTGCTTTAAGATTATACCACCGTCATACGTAGGATAGGTATGGAAAATACTCTGGAAATGCCACAAGTTGAGTTACGGCAAGCACTTGTGAAGCTTGACGCCATTACGCGCGAGCTTGACCGCCGGCAGAAAGAGAACGGTATTAAGTATTACATGCCGAACGAGAAGCAGTTCTGCCTGTTCCGGTCAAGGGCCCGGATTAAGATATTCTGCGCGGGCAATCGTTCCGGCAAGACCGTGTTCGGGGCAGTTGAGCTTGCTTGGCATATGACAAGGGAATATCCGGAGTGGTATCCGCGGGATCGCAGGTTCTACGGCCCGATCAAGGCAGTAGTTGTCGCTACGAATTTCCCGGTGATTGAAAGAGTAATAGAGAAAAAGATAATGACTTATCTACCCAAAGATAAGGTTTTGAAGTGGAAACGAACCCCTCAAGGTTACTTACAGAAAATCATTATGAAGGACGGGGGCACGGTTGATATCCTGACCAATGAAATGGATACCATGGCCTTTGAGTCAGCAGATTGGGATTTTTACTGGGGGGACGAACCGCAGGATCAGGCGAAATACAAGGCAATCCAGAGAGGTCTTGTCGACCGCATGGGCCGGGTAGTGCTGACTTTTACGCCATTGATCGAGCCGTGGATGAAGGAAAAGTTGTGCGATAAGGCGGACGGCAAGCGTATTGATATGGTTACAGCGTCGATTTATGACAATAAGCGTGATATCAAGGGCAATCAGATCCTTACAGATGAAGCCATTGAGGAGTTCCTGCTCTCGTTGGATCCAGACGACATAGAAAGCCGCATTCACGGCAAGTTCTTCCACTTGAGGGGCATGATTTATAAGAATTTCTCAAGCGTGCATTGTCAGGAGTGGGAATATACCGATAAGGGCTTTGAGGACGCGCCGGTATGGTGCGTGGCAGATCCGCACGACCGGCTCAAGCACCATGTTATTTGGGCATTCGTGGATAAGATAGGGGATTTGTTTGTAGATGATGAACTCCTGATACACGGGGATCTTATGGAACTCGCGGCCGCAATCAAGGCGAGGGAACATTTCCGGGGATACAATATGCGGAAACGGCTCCTTGATCCTAATTTTGGCGCAAAACCTCACAAGGTCGGCGTAAATATAACCGTTCAGAAACAGTTGTCGCTTTATGGCTGTTCCACGTTCCTCGGAAACGATGATAGAGAAACAGGGCACTTGCTCGTAAAAGAACGCCTCCGGTTTGATCCTTCCCGAACAATAGACATTACCAATAAACCAAAGATATACTTCCACAAGAGGCGTTGCCCGGAAACTATCCGGAGTATGCGGAATTACCAGTATAAAGAAGACAGGGGATCTTCAAGCCAAGATAAAAACCCCAACGAACAGGCGAAAGAAAAAGACGCCCACGGTGCAGATACCGTGAGGTATTTAGTCATAGATAAGCCTTATTACAAGGCCCGAAAAGTGTTGGAGCCAGATTTGGAGGGCGCAGTTGTCTAACAAGAGAAATCTTTCCCGCAAGAAGAAGCTAGACATAGCAAGGGAAGTTGCTCAATATATGAGCCCTGCCGAAGCCGTGAGGTATGTGAAGGAAACATATAACATTGATACCACGCCTCAATACATAAATGAAATTTTTTTGAAAAAGGGAACGCGATGGAATGTGATTGTAACGGATATGCGCGCACAATATTTGGCTACTACTATGGAAGAAGCAATCGCGCAAAAAAGAGTGAGGCTAAGGAGATATGACGAACTCTATCAGAAAGCAATTGCACAGAACAAAATTAGCGCAGCTAAAGCTTGCCTCGATTCTGTCAGGGAAGAAGTTGAGGGCGGAAAATCAACCGCTATCGGCAATGTGGTCTTTGCTCAAATCAACAACATGTCGGATGATCAGCTTGAACAAGAAAAACAAAACCTTCTTAATAAACTTGATAAACTGGGAGTGAAACCAAGGGCGGAAGTAATTGACACGACAGGAGAATAGTATGTGGAAATGCAAACCTAAAAAAAAGCGAAGACGAGCGAGGTAACTAATGGCACGAGAGGTCAAGGAAGGAATTCAAAACGAGGAGATGGAGCCTACGCCCCAAGTAGCAAAGCCCGGCATGCAGATTCAGATATCCGAGGCGCAGGAAAAAACTCTCGTTGAAATGGTTTTGCAGGATTACCGATCCGGCAAGGAAAATCGCGATACAAAAGAATACCGGACTAATTCTAAGGGCGACGTGCTGCATTTTGAGCAACATATGGAATCGCTTAACAATCTTTATTTTGGGAAAAGAAAGCCGAAGGATAAGCCGTGGAAAAACTGTTCCAATAGAAGTATGCGCATTGCTATGGCAATCCTCGAAATGCTATGCTCAAAACTTTTTCCGGCGGTTTACAATGAAGACCTATGCCGATGGCGTCCGGGCGAGAAAAATGACTTTGAGAAAGTCGAGCGCATAACGAAGTTTATGGATTGGTGGATCAGGGTATGGACAAAAATGAGGGAGTTTTTTGATAATTGGGTAATGGTAACGGCCGGTTACGGCGACTCTCTTGTTGAGGTAATTTGGGATGTCGAGTATAAGGATATAGGCGAATCAGAAACCACTGTTATCAGAGGCCCTAATGGCGAAGAATTAGACTCTTTTCAAGACAAGGTGTTAAAACTTATCGAAAAAACAAAGTGCAATATCATACCTAAAGAAAATGTCTTTCTCCAAAAAGGGCAGAAGAATATCTACAATGATCCTGTTGTCGTAAAGGACGATTATAAATTCGGCGACCTTGAGCAAATGGAAATCGAGGAGCAGTTGGTAAATGTCCAAACCTTGCTACGTCCGAAAGTGGAAGAAAAGGTCGTGATCTCGGCTGACGCGTCGGCTACCGAAGAAGAAGTCAAAATGCTTAAAGAGGTGAAGGTGAGGGTTTATCCTATCAATTGCCTTGTTGAATATATGAAATACGATTTTGACGGCGACGGATTTGCAGAAGATATCCGCGTCATAATCGATATGGATAATAAAATTTATCTTGGAGGAGTGGAGGTAAAAAACCTTTCTAAGAGAGCAATGAGGCCGATAGAGTGGACAAAATTCCTGCCGAGATTAAATGAGGTTGACGGCTTAGACGGATTAGGCACTTTGGAAATGGTTGAGGAGTTGGCGAGAGAAATTGACGCGTGCTTTAACCAAATGACTGACGGTAATACTTATTCAATGATGAGGCCGGGCTTTTACGATCCTTCCGGCGACTTAAATCCCTCAACTATATACCTATCCCCTCGAAAGCTTATACCGGTTTCAGATCCTCAAAAGAACGTGTATTTCCCCGACTTTGATATTCCTGTAGAACGCCTTATAAATGCTATTAAGCTTGTATTGGAGTTTGTAGAGAGATTAACCGCTGCCTCGAGTTATGTCATGGGCAAGGAGTCAGAAATAGTGGGTGGTTCTGGAACTGCCACCAGAACCAACGCTATTCTCTCGAACGCGCAGGAACGTTTTCAGAGACCCGGAGAAAGATTACGAGCGGGTGCTTCAAGGATATTAACGCAGATATTGGATAAGATACAACTTAATATCCCGCCGGGGTTTGAGACAAGAATACTTGGAGAGAAAGGTGATCCGATATTCCAAGCCGGCGAACTTACTGACGAAGGTATTTCCGGAGAATTTGACGCTTTTTTATTAGAAGACTCCTCGGGTGGATCAAAAGATATGGAACGGCAGATAGCCGGATTTTTGTATGGACAACTCTTAGCGAACCCGATTGTAGGAACGGATCCTGTTAAGATTTACAAGGCGACATTTAAACTCGTTGCTTCTCATAGTTCAAGAGATGAAGCTGAAAGATTTTTAGGGCCGGCTCCGGAGGAAAAGGATACTGATGCGCCCGAGGACGAGAATACGTTAATGATCCAAGGGGAGTTTAATAAAGTAAGGGCACTCATTACAGAGAACCATATTTGGCATTTACAGGTTCACAATGAGTTGATGTCGTCGCCTACAATAGCATTTCTCCCGGATGGAGTAAGGGAACAGGTGTTACTGTATAACCAAAATCATATGGGCGAGCACCAGATGATGATGCAAGCAATGATACAAAGGATGTTAATGATAAAAGGAGGAGAAGGTGGAAATAAGTCAGGAGGAGAAACGGCGGGAGTTGAAGGATCTGCAGGATCTACGCAAGAGTCCAGGTTGGGCGGTATGTCTCCGGCTCTTGGAGAGAGTATGTCAGAGAAAAAAAGTGGAGAGGTCAAACCGACTCCGTAAAGGTTCCTTGCACGACGCAGTTCTTATGCAAGGTGAAATAGATGGCATAGAAAAAGTGCCGGTGCATATAGAGAACTATATGCGCGAATTGGATCAACCAGAAGACGAATAGTTTCATACCCGCGAGAGCGGTGGAAAGAGAGGGAGTTATGCCTGAACCGGAAGAAAAAGATGATATTGTCGTAGTGGTGGAAGAAACCTCCGGAACCGTAAAAGAAGAAGTTGTCGAGAAGCCGGATCCTAAAGACGAGGAGATAAAAGCCCTCAAGGAAACGGTTGGCAAGCTCGAGAGATCCGTGAACCATACGGCGGGTTCGTATAGGATTATCGAAAATCTCCAGAAACAAGTGGCTGATTTGATTAAGTCTAAATCAGTTACGACTAAAACAGAAACCGGCGAGCCTGTAAAAAGTGATGAGGAACTTGTAAAGCTGATCAACGAGGATTTGGTCGCTGGCGTATCAGAGATTTATAAGCGTCAAAGAAAGGCAGAGAAAGAGCAGGAAAGCAAGAAATCCGAATTAGAGAAAATTGAGAAGGAACAAACGAGGCAGATTAGCTTGATGGAAACAAACAAACAGGGGGTTTTGGAGAAATATCCGGAGTTAAATGACCCAACTTCTGATTACGCAAAGATCTGGTTCGAGCTTTTAGATAAAAAACCTCATTATAAAACAAATTATTTGGGGCCTTTGATGTTAATGAGGGATATGGAAGACGAGTGCCGCAAACAAGGGTTGAAAGTGAAAGAGGAAGGCGTTAACGCAGAAAAGGTAATTGAAAAGGAAGTCAGTAGGCGCACGAACGTCAGGCAAACAAGTTTAAAGCCCGGAGCGAAGACTAAGCCGGGTGGAGGGGAAGTAGTTCTCACGCAAGAGCAAATAATTTTCTGTAAGCACAATAATATACCGCTCAAGAATTACGCGGCTACCCTGAAAAGATTAAATTCAGGTGAAAAGAAAGTAGAGGTTCAATAATGGACGATCAAAATAAAACCGACATAGTAACACCGGAAGATGTCGTGGGCGTAAAGAAAGACAAAAAAGAAGAAAAACCTGTTTTCGGCTTTCCAGAGAAAAAGAAAAAGCCGGAGGCTACTCCTGCCGTAAAGGAAGAAAAAAAAGTTCCACCTGTTGAACCAAAGGGGGTTACTCCGCCTCCCGATGTGACGAAAAGTGTTTTGATAACTGAGGTTGATACGTATTTGACGGAGCGTATGAAAACACAACCTCAAACCTTGGAAGAAGTTACCAAGGTTGCCGCGCCTGAAAAAGAGCCGGGCCGGCACAGATTATCATTACCAAAACCACTTGAGCGTCATACTCAAGAATTTGCTTTTCATTGGATCCTCCGCAGTAAGAGGGCTATTGATGAAGCAATTGACAAAGGATGGGTTTTTGTAAATAGGCAACTTTTTCCAAAACTGCCGAATTACCTATTTTCTGTTGCGGGTGCGATAGAGAAAGGCGATTTGATATTGGCGTGTATGGGCAGAAGGAGAGCCGAAGCAAAAACAAGAGAGGCTCAACAGAAAAGTAGCGATATGGTAAACGTGCAGATTCGTAAGCACGAAGAAGATCCAAAGAAATTTTATAAGCCGACACTTTCCAAGGCCGAGGAGAACGATGAAACTACCCCTGGCTTGCAGGAAGGGAGAGATTTCGGTAAAGACGAAACAAAGGAGGAGTAAGCATGAACGTTCAATTTACAAAAGGCTTATTCCCTGCGGGCCCCGGTGCTGTGAAGATAAATTACTATCGCGCGGACACAGCGAAAGCAATGTATCTACATCAACCCGTTGCCTTAGACAATACTGGTAAAGTCATACCGGCTACATGCGGTTCTGCGAATGCTATTTTAGGTTCTGCGGAACTCTTTTTAAAAGACGGTTTGAGCTGTCCTTACGAGGACGCACCGTATCTGAAAGGAATTGGTTCTACGATACCACCGGTTTTTGTAGGTGTCGCGGACGATCCTAATCAAGAGTTTATAATTGAGGAGGATACGGGAGGAACAGCTTTGACTGTCAGTGAAGTAGGCAATTTGGCAGATTTTACCTATTTGGCTACGACAGGGAATACGACAACCGGATTAAGTAATGCAGTATTAGACCGTAGCGGAGTGCAAACTTCGTCAGGGCAGTTTTTGTTGTTAGGCCCGATGTATGCGGCCGATGGCGACAACGATTACGGCGATTATTGTAAGTGGCGTGTTAAGATCAACAGGCACCAGAAACTTATCACTACCGGCTTAAATGCCGCAGGCATATAGGGAGGGACGATGAATAGATCTACGTTTAATAAATCAGTCGTTCCCGGTTTGTTTGCTATTGCGGTTAGTGCGTATAGGCCGAAGAATAGTGAACAGATCTGGAAACGTCTTGTAACAGTATTGCCTTCCAAAAACGCGTATGAAGAAGCTGCGTATTTCGCGGGATATGGAAAGATACCTAAAAAACCAGAGTCGCAGGGAATAGTCTACGACGATATGGTTCAAGGGCCGACCAAAAGGTGGAACCACATCACTTATGGTTTGGGCGGAAAGGTAAGTGAGGAACTTATCGATGACGCGAGATATCCGGATATTCCTACGGAAATGGGAGATATTACTGCGGAGTTGGGCTCGTCAGCAAGAGAGACTTTGGAAACTCTTGTTCACGATCTTATCAACAATGGCACGGCAACCACGAACCATACAGCAGGCGATGGTTTAGCAGTATTCTCAAATTCACATACGGCACTTAGGGGTGGAACATGGTCAAATCTCTTAACGCCGGGCGCGGATTTGGGCGTAACAAGTTTTCAAACCGCTTATGATAACTTCACGACGACGAAGGACGATACTGGAAAGTATCAAATCATAAAGGTTAAAGAGCTTTGGGTTCACCCGAATAACCTTTGGAAAGCAAAGGAGTTGTTAAATTCGGGCTATGATCCAGAGTCAAGCAATAACGCGGTCAATACTATTAAGGGAATAGGGATTTCGCCGATAGCAAGTCCGTATCTGACGGATACCGACGCCTTTACTTTTGTTGCTATGCCTCCAAATAGAAAGTCAGGGCCAATCGCGTTTCTAAGACGCAAGATTACCTTTGCGAAGGATGGAGATTTTGAAACAGGCGACGCAAAATTTAAAGTAACATTTAGATTTAGCGTGGAAGTTAACAAGCCATCGAATCTTTATCATTCAACAGGGCAGTAAATTGTGCGAGGCGGGGGCTTAATTGTTCCCGCCTCGCACTTACCGAGGTAATGCTTAACAGCGTCCATATTTCCGTAAAAGCGGTTTGGATCTCACAAGGAGGATTGAATGAGCGCAGATAGAACCAGATATGCGCATGCTTACGGGCCTTACAAAAACTTCCAAGCGCGGTCGGATAATCTGTTAACTCAATCCGATGCAACGCCGGATGTTACGTTAGGTTCAGTTTTTTATGCCGTCAATACAGGCGCTACGGTTATAACCGATTTTGATGGTGGCGAGGAAGGTCAGGTCATAACGCTTATAATGATTGACGGAGGTTCAACAAGCGTAGCAAATTCCGGCGAGCTTGTTTTAGCCGGTTCCGGTGATTTTTCCGGAAACAACAATGTAATATCCCTGATACAACACAACACTTCTTGGTATGAAATATCGAGAAGTCAAAACCAGACAAGCTATGTTCTCTCGGTTCAATCGGGGAGTAATATCGCTGCCGATGTTATCAATGTGAACGGCAAAACACAAATTGCCGTAAATACATCAACAGGTGCGCCTGTTAACATTGATAGTCTTTCAAATGGTTACGATGGACAGCATGTAACTGTATTGGCGTTAGGTTCTGCGGTAGCAGTAGTCAATTCCGTTGGCGCGATTAACCTAATGGGGTCGGGCAACCTTGCATTGGCTAATTCAGGCACGCTTGAATTGGTAAAGAACGGCGGCCAATGGTTTGAGGTTGCTTCAAACTTCAATGCAGATACAAATGTGGTGGCTCTGCCACCTAAAGGGGCAACTTCTGCAAATCATGTAGTGACGATCAACAAAGAAACAAAGATGATTTACATGAATGCTTCTGGTGGCACCGCAACACAGTTAAGAAACTTACAAGGCGGAGTTCCCGGGCAAGTAGTTACTGTCTATGCTCCTAATTCGGCAGTAATTATTGTAACTTCTGCCGGGCCAACTTGTATGTATGACGCAGAGTCAACAGGCGCTATGGTATGTGTATCAGGCGCTTATTGGCAGTTTGTCAATGGCTTTGGCGGTCAATGGCAACTTTGCGGAAATAGATCTGGTAGAATAGCACCGTAACATTAGGGGGGGGCCAAAACCTCCCCTTGCATTTTTATATACTATTATGAGTAATAGATTACAATTACGAGAATGCGATCGCTGTGGGTTTGTTTTTCATAAGAACGTCCTTAAACAGAAAGACGGTCTATGGCTTGATGAGGAATGTTACGATACACCTAAGCCCTCTAAAAAATCTTTAGGGGGCGAGGGCGAAATAGGCGCAAGTCAAAAAAGAGCTAACTCAACTACGACGACTGTTCCTCCTGAAAGCGCAAGGGTGGTGCAGTATATAACAAATTCAGGCGGAATTGCCTTAAACCTAAATGTTCCGTGGATGTTGGTTACAGCGTCGTCGACTTATGTGAGTTGGATACTATCAAACTAAGGGAGGGGTTATGTTTGGAGAAATGATGAAAATGATGGGGGAAGTAGAGATTGTAGCAAGGCACCCGGACGGATCGGTTTTTGCAACAAGGAAAGTTACAAACCTTATTACCAGTTCCGGCAAGCGTCTTTGCGCTATGTTGCTTGGTCTTACTACGGACAACTCGGGCGGACAATACATGGCCTTGGGCTCAAACCTCACTTCAATTACTACTTCCACGACTGCAATCGGAGAGTATATTGGAGCCGACGGTGCAGGACTTGTGAGGGCAGTAGCGACAACTTCAAACACGCTCACAACCACAAGCGGAGATACTACGAGATACGTAAAGACTTTTACCTGTAATTCAGATAATCAAAGCGTGCAAGAGGAAGCTATTATGCAAACTGACGCTGGAGGTTGGATATTAGCCGTGCAAACATTCGGGGCAGTAACAATGAACTCCGGAGATACATTGCAAATAACGCATAATATAAAAATCGCCTAAGGAGATTTATGCCGGGTAACGATAGTAATACAAAACTATTGCTTGCGTGTGATGGATCGGATACGTCAACGACTGTTCCAGATACTTCTGTGGGGGGCAGTCACGGTAATGCTACCTGCGTAAACGATGCTCAATTAGACACGGCGCAGAAGAAATTTGGAACTGCGAGTTTATTGTTAGACGGAGACGATTATATAACTTATGCGGACGATGACGACTGGTATTATGGAACAGGAAACTTCACCATAGATTTTTGGGTTAAATTTAATACTGACCCTGTGGTCGCGTCAACATTTATGTTTTATGAACAATATGAAAATGGCACCAACTATGCTCAAATACTCAGCTATAACGGGAAACTATATTTTTATTACTATGAAAGTGGTGCAACTACTGCTGCTGCGTTCAATACTAACAGTGCTGTTTTTACAACTGACTGGCAGCATGTCGCAGTAGTTAGATATGGCACTGGCGAAAACAACATGTATGCTTTTATAGATGGAGATTCAAAAAGCATATATTGGGGTTCAGCTTTAGCAGAGAACGAGGAACTCGGAAATATAGCGGCAATATTAGCCATCGGCGCAGAAAACGGAGGAAGTAAGGGCGTCGTTGGTTGGATAGACGAATTTCGTATAAGCAAGGGTGTAGCAAGATGGACTTCTAACTTTACACCCCCCACTGCTGCGTATAATAACTTATCAGAATATACTGAAACTATCAATGAAACCATTACTACCTCCGAACCCTTTGGGGCTAAAGCCATAGGAAAGTCTGTGGCGGAAACCATTACTACCTCCGAACCCTTTGGGGCTAAAGCCATAGTAAAGCTTCCTATGACAGATACGACTACTCTTTCAGAGGTCATACTTAAAGCCGTTGTTAAGACGTCGCTTTTAGATACAGCTACTCCTTCTGATGCTAATGTCGGTAAGGGTTTTACTAAAACTTTAATAGAAACTGTAACCCCGTCAGAACAACCCTTTGCCCTATCAGGAGGCGGCGACGAAACAATAGTTGAAATTTCCAAAAATCCTCAAATTTCCGCAGGTAAAACCGGAGATTTATTAACTATACACCATACAACAGATACCCCTAAACTGAGGATTAGAGATGGAACCGGTATTTCTCTGATGGGTGGAGGCGCATATGTAATGGGTTCAGGTTTTGTTTTGAACCTTGTCTATCAAACTGACAACTCGGTGTGGCAGGAAACGAGTCGAGGGAAATGGATGGGAGGTAAGTAATGAATTTACTTGGTTTTGACGTTACTTTTTCGGGAAAGAATGGCAAATATGTTAAAACGCGAGAATGTCACCAAGCTCAAAATAGTATAAAAGAAAGTGTTCAGGGCTTACGAGGTCATTTTGATACAAGAATAGATGACGTGAATTCAAGGATAGAAGATTTAAAAGATTTTATGTTAAAAAACGGGAGGTAATTATGAGATTTATAACCAACAGAATCGCATGGTTGCTTAAAGTAATCAGCATGGCAACGGGTATTATAGGCGCTATTTTAAAATTGCTCGCCGGAATTATAAATGTATTTCAACCGGCAGAAGATCATCTCGTAAACAAAATAGCTGACACCTTAGAGAAGATACAAAAGATTTTGTTTAAGGGGCAAGAACTGTTAAAAAAATTCGGGGAGTAGTTAGGGTCGGGAAAGTCATCTATTTTGTAGGTTCTCATACAAAGATAGGTAATTTAACTACTCCAAGTGGAGAGAGATACGTAGGTTTTAAATTCAAAGTGAGGTTTTGATATGAGCAAAAATATTAACGAAATCCCTTATACTGAACTCATTGAGCGCGCCGCCGAAATCTCACGTTCCGGTTCTGAAAATGATCGACCAAGAGTGCGTGGATCAGTGAACGATATGGCCACGAAGGAGATAAGCGGTAAATTTGATTGGGAGTTTATGAAGGCAAGTTCATCGATTACCTGCGACCAGAAATATAACACCGGCACAGTTTCAGCGAATACAGGCGCAACACAGTTGACTTTTTCAGGAACCACGCTTATTGCAGGTATGACAGGCAGAAAAATTAAGATTTCAGGAAATGATGTAGTATATGATTTTACTTTTACCGATACTACGGGAGGCACAGTTAATCCTCCTATTGCCGGCACTACAAATATTTCAAGCCAAAGCTATAATATCTTTCAACCTATATACGCATTAGCGCCGGATTTTGATAGGTTTCCAATCAAGGGAGGCCTTATCTTATGGCAAGGTGGGAAGAAAACTATTATTCCGGAAAAGCGACATATTCAGTATTACAGGGAATATTCTGCCTCGCCGGGCACTCCAAGCTGTTGCCGGATTGTATCAAATGATACTGCGGGGAACCCTCAAGTAGAATTGATCCCTCCTCCTCAATATGGGATTGCTTTAGGGTATGATTATTTCCGAGTTGCAAAACCTCTACGACAAACTTCTATGGGCACGATTACTATTACAGGATCCACAAGCACCGTTACAGGCACAGGATCACGCTTTTTAGAGGCGAATACTGGCGATTATATCAGGGTAAACGCTAATGGCATACAAGAGGATAGCGAGTGGTTCAGGATAAATGGCATTACTCACGACTCCTCCCTGACCGTATCAACTCTTTTCACAAATTCTTCCGTTGCAGGCGCAGAATATGTTATCAGCTCTGTTCCTGATATGCCGGCGTTTATGCACTTGGCCGTATTGCACGGAGCAGTGCGGGAATTGATAGGTAACCAAGATGATCCTATGTATGCTTATCATCATGTTAAAACAGCAACCATAATGACGGACGCAAAGGTAAGGTATCTAACTCGCTTGGATTCGGTTGATTTAGAGGGCGATTTTGAGGAATATGATTACAGGGAGTAAAAATGATACAGAAAGTTCGCGACGCCTCAACTAAAGAATACAATGACGGGTTAAGCACTATAAGGAATGTATTTTCCTTAAGCGAAGGACAGTCGCCTAACTGTATGAATATGAAGTTTCAGGATGGCTCATTGCAGAAAATCTACGGTGCTAAATCCATGAACGGGGCCATTACCGCAAATACCGGAGGGTGGGGGAGCTTTGACTTCGGATCCGGCGCTTCCACGAGAAATTTAATTGTAGGGGCCGGAACAGGCATTTTTTATTCAACAAATTTAGGAAGCACTTTTACTCATATAGCAACAAGTCAAACTGCAAGCAGAATGTATTTTGATAGGATCAAGGCTTACCTGATTGCTACCAACGACAGTTATGATGTTCCTTTGTATTGGGCCGGAACTTCAGGAACACAAATGACCGTTCTTTCAAATTCGGCGAATAACTGTAAATATTCAATAGAATTTCAAGGATTTGCTTTTTTAATGAACTCCCAAGCTGATAAGAGGCTCGTATCTTATGAGGATTTTAATTCAATGATAAACGGCGATTGGGATAATTCGTTCAGTCTCCCTTCCTCAAAAGATGATGAAATTACAGGAGCCGTTCTTTACAGAAGACTTCTTTACATAATGACCAAATATAAGATTTTTAAGGTTTCATATGTTGGAGGCAACCCGGACTTCGATTATAAGGAAATGAAAGATTTTGGAGCCGTTCCCGGCACGATTAAGAAAGTGAATTATAAGGACTATGGCGAAGTAATAATGATGCTTTGTTGGGATAGGCGAGTGAGGATATTTGACGGATCTAACGACGAAATAGTTTCCGGTGCGATCGAGAACGATAATAAAATGTGTGAATTTGCCTTAGAAAAAATAGACGATAGTCAGCTTCCCAACTCTTTTGCGGAAGTGGACACCAATGAAAACTTCTATAAAATAGCCGTAGCGATTACACCATCAAGCAAAATTACGCATATGGCGTGTTTAAACCTCCGGACAGGGGCTTGGTTCCCTTACAGGTATGGTAAGGATTTCTTTCATATGACGATGGCTGAAAGCGCTAATAGGCAGTATCTTATGGCGTTTGATTATCAAGGGTATTGCTGGATGTTGGATAGTGGAAATGGCGTGGGAGCCACAGGGGTAAACGAGTGGTATGAGAGCCCGTTCATGTTCAATAAGGCCCCCAATGTAGTTTCAAAGCAACGTAAGATGTGTATGTATTTTGAGGAAACTTCTTCTGGAACTCTGACCTATAGTGAAGCCCTTAATTTCGATAGGACTTTTAGAAACAGAGACACTGTTAAATTAGCTGTATCTGGATCCGTTAACCAGATTGTAAAATTCATAGACGTTCCGATAACTTGCAATGTATATCAATATAAACTTACATCTGACAGTAGTAAGGCAAATCCGTGGAACCTCAATAGGACAGATTTAATGAGCACGGACTTTGGAGTGGGAAAAGCATGAAAGTAGGCGATTACGATTTCTATAAAATGCCTCAAGAGGTCATAGATTTTAAGGATAAAGTAACGCTACTCCTTGATTACGGCAAATATTCTTCACAGATAGTTACTGCTGCACCAACTTGGACAGGCAGGGAAGGGGAATTTTGTTATAGGGTATCGGCTAATTCTACCGGAGGAAATGATTTTTGGACATACTTCTGGATCAATTCTGGATGGGTGTGGATGAGGTTCGCCGGATCCGGCTACGGAGGAGCTCCTCTTGATGGCACTTACTTAATGGTTTCAACGCACGGCGATCTTGCGTATGAAAGGATTTTAACGGCCGGGGAGGGTTTGGCTACGGCTGACAGCGGTGCTAATCTTAATTTTTATATGGCCCTTAATTTAGACGGCACTACGCTTTCAAAGAGTGCGACTGGTTTAAAAGTAGATACAGGGCTAAGGATACTTCCATACGTAGGAGCGGTTTCAAATCTTAATTTAGGGGCAAAACATATCTTAACGACTGGTAGTATAAACGCTGCTTCATATCTTGGGATTGGAACCGGTTTAACAGGGATCGTTCCTTATGCAAGTGCGAGCACGGCAGTTAATATAGGCACGCACGATTTTAGAGCCGGAACTGGTAATTTTGCCGGAGACCTTACAGCGACAGGGGATTTTACGGCAAGGACAGGGGATTTTACAGGGCCAATAGCAACTGACGGAGGCACAAATAGATGGGATTTTGGAGTAGCAGTAGATACAATGGCCGGCGCAGCAGTAGTAAGTTCAGCGGCATACGTTAATTTAATAGTCAACGGAACGCCTTTTAAAATAGCGGTGATAAATTGATTATTCTAAATACAATTTTGATAATAACTTGTGGATTTTTAGGAGGTTGGGCAGGAGCAGAAGGGACGAGTAAAAATTGGAGACGAATAGGAATACCGGTAATAATTGCTTTGGCGAAATGGAATTGGTGGGGGCTGTTAAGCGCAGCGCCATTACGATTAGGGTATGGAATCCCCGACGGCCCTCCGCCTTTAGACCAAGGGAGTTTAATTGGCAGGTTCTTTTATTACAAGGTTACTAAAGAGAATCCGTTTTGGGCTGCGGTGTGCACGAGATTGGTTATTGGAGTCTTGCTCGGAGGCACTATCGCTGTTGTGGTTCGGAATATATGGCCTATACCTATTCTCGGAATTACTATGCCGCTTTTTGGAGCAGTTATCAAAACGGAACCGCAAATAAAAGTTTTTGGCAAGGTTTTAAATACAGAGGAGATAATCATTTACGCAATAATGGGCGGGTGCGCATGTCTTTAATGAAAATGCTTTGGTATTTTTTGGTGATGAAATTAAAGGGGAGGGTAATTCCGTTAGAAAGAAGGAAGGCTATCGTAACTTATTTCGTTACAAATGATGTCAAGAAATGCTATAAGCGTCCAATGTGGTCTATTGTAAAAGAAGATTTAAACGGAAGGTTTATTTATTTAGACAAGATAGTTTCGAGAGGCGTTACAATTAAAAAAGGGAAGATGTGGCATTATTTTAAGACAAGATTTCCACAAATCGAATCAGTTTGTTGGTTCAGATTTAATGGAAATAAAAACGATTTGTTTTGCACTTACACGAAAGGAGTGGAACATGGCAAAGTTTACAATTGAAGTTATGAGTCCGGAAAAATTTGAAAATTTGCCCTATCGCTATGCGAAAGATTCGTTCGGTCTTTGTGATAGGAAAAACGGTAAAATTTTCCTTATGGACTTAGGGGATGGCCGGCTTAACAGGTTGACTCTTGATCACGAAATGGACGAAATGATAGCGAAATATAGCAACCATGAAGATGAAGACGGGATTAGATATAAGCATAAGAAAACTTGGAGAAATGCTACTATTGGAATCCTTACCGCTGCTTTAGGGGGAGGCCTTATGGCCGGAGGAGGAGCGGCTGCTGCTCCAGCTGCTACTGGAACTGGAACAACCACTGCTGCCACTGGAACTACTTTATATGGAGGAGCTGCCCCTGCTACCGGTTATACGGCAGGCGGCATAGGAGCCGGAGGTAATATGGCTACGGCAGGACAAATGTTTGCAGCTCCGACTTTAACTGCAGGAGGCGCAGCCGTGGGGGCTGCAGGTGCAGGATCACTTGCAGGATCCGCAGGCGCAGGATTGACGGCAGGAAAAACGGCTGCTACAGGCACAGGATTAACAGCAGCAGCAGCAGGAAAAACTGCAACAGCAGGAAAAACTGCAGGTGCATTAGACGCGTTTAGTATCCCAAAAACAACAACGCCAGCGGTGCCAAAATCAACGGGTTCAATTGGAGCGCAGGGTATAGCAAAGCCTGCCACTACCGGTAATGTAAGTCGTTTATACGGAGGGCCGGCTCCCTCAGTAGCAAAGGCAGGATTACCAAGTGCAGGTCAAACATCATCAGCCGCCTCTCAAGGCGGTATTATGACAAAATTGCTGGGCAAAAGCTGGCCAAAAACTTTAGCCGGTTTTGCAATTCCTATGGCGGCGCAGGGCATGAAACAACCGGAAATGCCTGAATCGGCAGAAGTCGCCAGTCTTTCTGAAAAGATAAAAGGAGGAGATGGCGCTGTTACACCGATTGGAACATTGGGACTTGAAAAACTTACAGGCCGTTTAGGGGCAGAATATTCAGGATTACCGGAAGACTACAAGACAGCGCAGTTAGCGAATTTTGATAACGCTTATAAAGATGCAAAAGATAGCCTTGTATCTCGCTACAAGCAATTGCGACCGGGTGCCGATATAGAAACCGATTCTGCTTTCAGAAAAGATATGATGAAATTGGAAAGCGATTGGGCACAGAAGAAATCGAATTATATAGCAAACCTTGAACACCAACACCAACAGGAATTTTTGACCAGAGAGGCCGAGGATATGCGCACCGCTTTAGGCGTAGACGAGCAAACCTTTAATAGATATGCCGATATAGCACAATTGGATCTGGACAGGATTATGCTTGAATACGGCATAGATTATGCAACAGCGGCACAATTCAAGGAGATCTTCGGTAAATTTGGAGGTATGATGATGCAGAAAGGTCTTGGATTAGACAAAGTATCTTACACATAAGAGAGGTAAAATATGGGACGATTAAGATTACCTATGGAGCAGTTTCAAACAGGTGTCCAAATGGCGCAAATGCCGGGTGTCAATCCAACCGGCGACGCCATAAATAGTGTCGTGGACGCTTATAATAAGAACGTGGAATTAGGCAAAGAAATGGCGTTCCAAGCGGAGCTCCATAAAAAGAAAACAAAGGCAGAATATGGCGTAAAAAAAGAGCATTTAACAGGCGTCCTTGATGATTTCCAAGTTGAAGGTGGATCAGGTAATCGGTATTTAGATGTAACCGGATCAGGAGATCTGTCTATTAAGCGTAAGTTTACTCCGGCGCAGATAGAAGCAATAAAAGGTGGAATTGCAGCCGGCGGCTATATTGATCCTTCTGGTTATAAAGAGGAGTTTGGAATAGGGCAACAAGCACGGATAGAAGCCGAGAATTATATAATGCGTAAACTTGGCCCTGATTGGCGTGGGATAGACGCAGATTTAGCCAATCTCTTTGATGCGAAATATCCAGAGGTTCAAGAAGAAGTAACACCAGAACCTGTTGTTGAAAAAAAGGGTGGTATTAACATTAGAGAAATAGTAGATAAAGTCAAAGGGGCGTTTCAGAAAAAGCCGATTCCAGAAGAAAATTTGGTAGTCGGCAGGGTTTATAAAAATGCCGAAGGTGTCTCAAAAAGGTATAAAGGGAACGGAGAATGGGAGGATATCTAAATGCCTTTTATCCCCGTTCAAGAAGTAGGGCTTGCTGGGTTCCAACCTGTCAGGGAAGACATAGATCCTCGTAAAAAATATCTGCGTGAAAGCGAAGAACAGATGGCTTCTGTCAAAAAGGTAGAAGAAGCCGTGCCGGAAAAACTCCGTCCAGCAGCAGAGTCAACCTCAAAAATAGCCCTTAATAAAGTCTTAATGCCAATGATTTCCCCCGAGAAATACAAAGGCACAAATATACCTAAAATGGGTATGCACGAAGTATTGACAGCCGGGTTAAGTTATCCGGCTAAAGCGTTTCCTTTAAAAGAACTTGGTGCAGCACAAACCCGAGAGTCAAGCGGATCAGCGAGAGTAATGCAGGAGTGGGGGAAAGCTATTTCCGGACAAACTTTTAAGCCATTAACACCCATAAGAGTAAGGGGGTTTTGGCGACAAGGATTAGCCGAAGCAGATGAAGGACACCCTTATAGTTATGAGCAATTATTCAATGAATTAGGATATAATCCCGGTGCCTCAAAAGCATTATCAGTTTTAGGGAACGCCGTAGGAACCCCCTCTGGATATCTATATCTTATGGCGGTAAGCCCTTCTGCCTATAAATTCGCAAAATATGAAACTGTAAAGCAAATCCGGAACGCAAAAGAAATTACATTTGAGGTTGGTGACAATATAAATAGAGCCATAAAACAAGGTGTTCTTGATAGAAAAGCCATAATGGAATTAAAGCGGACGCTTGATCCAAGAACCTTTGATAAAATATCTCGACTTTCAAGGGAAATGTATAAGATTGTAAAAACGACTCCGGAATATACAGCAGGTGCCGGACAAACCATAACCGGCCCAACAGCCAATATACCCGGTGTTCAGCAGGTAGTTAAGCCGATAGAACTTGGGCCTCCCTCTCAACAACTTTTAGATCAAGCCGCAAAAGGTGTGAAAGTTACGCCGCCCAAGATAGCCGTCAAAGCTGTTACCCCTCAACCTATTCCGCTACCTCCGGTTAAGCCTGAAATTAAATCAAGCGAGGGAGGGGAAAAAATATTAGAATTATCTCCTGCACAAATCAAACAAATGGGAAATTTAAGACCAGTGGGTGGTATGGCAATAGATGGCAATTCTCTTATTATGGCTCGGAGAGCAGGGGTTATAGATTTTGACTTGGGAGATATAAGCCCTAATGATAATGTTATAATAATAAATAAAGAAAACATTGCTGATAAAGAATATATAGCTGAGCACGAAAGACGCCATCACAAATTCAACAAATTGCAGGAATCACAAAGAGAACAAATACGGGAGTTAGTAGCTATAGAATTAAAAAATCCAGATTCCCCCCTATGGAGAATGGTAACATTTTTAAAGGGCGATGCCTTCGGGGAGGGCGAAGGAGGTTATAGTGAAGATAGGATTATAGATGAATTATTTGCACGCGGATTGATTGATAAACAATATAATCAGATTGTTAAATCTGCAAAAGAGAAGCCCGAAATCCCTGAATGGGTAAAAGAGTGGGCTAAAGAGGGCGAGAAGAAGTTTAAGCCGGTTAAGGAAGTGGAGCCTTCTGCACCGAAAATCCCTCAAGAAGAAAAAGATTTAATTATGGGTATGAAATCCGAGATAGAAAGGGGAGAAGCCGGCAAGCGCATAAAGACAGAAACAGGCGAATGGATTGGTCAAGGATCTACATTTCCGCAATGGTTCAGAGATGCTTGGACAAATTTGACTAAAAAGAAAGCACTTGATATAATAGACAAGAAAGAGAAGGGTGAAAAATTAACAGAAAAGCAAGAACAGATTTACAAAAATCTATCGGAGGGATACGGAAATGAAGAACGAATCAGAGAAGAACGAGAGCAACTCAGGAAAGAAAAAGTCTCAGAATCCGAGATTGAAAAAACTCTACGAGCTGGGGAAGCAGAGGGGGATCCTGAAGGCGCAAGCAAGAAAGATACAGAACGAGAACCCGAATGGGTAACAGAAAAGCAACCGGGTGAATCAGAAGAAAAGCCTCTCCGCGCTAAACATTTCACAACAAAAGAAGGCAAGGAAGCATTGGAACGAGGGGAAAGGTTTGATTTTACCAAGAAACCTATTCACGGCACAGGATCATTAGGAGGGGAGGAAAAACTTGGTAGATTTGCTGGGGACAGGATATATCTTTCATTAGAAGATAGGATATGGGGAAAAACTTCTATTAGGGAAGGCGAAGATAAAATTGTTGAAGTAGGGGGATTAGAACATTTAAAAGAGTTGAAAAAAGCTGGTGCTGAAACCTTTTATGATTACGATAAGCAGAAATGGATGGCTAAGGTAGGCGCAAAACAGGTAATAAAAAACCTTGAGTCTGTTGAATACGAGATAGATAAAGGGGCGAAGATAAAGGTTGTTGACAGTATTGAGGCATATAGGGAAGCCGAGGCAGAGGTTGGACATCCGGCACTTCATCAAGAGAAAGAGTTTTTTGACGCACTCGCTAAAAAGTATGACGCAGTAGTTTTTAAAAATGTTCGGAAAATCGCAAAAGAAACCGACCATAAGTTTTTCAAAGCAATTCTTGCAGATCAGATTATAGTTTTAAATGAGGATAAGGCACGGATTGTTAAACCCTCCCTTGCGCCGGAAGCCAAAATGTCTCCGACGCCTCTCCGACCTACCGAGGAACAGGTTGAGCATAAAGATTTAATAAAAGAATTAAAAGCAGAAAAGCCCGACGCTACACAAAAAGAGTTTGTATTTGAAAAAGGCAAGATCGTTCAAAAAGAAAAAGTCAAAGAAGCCGTCAAGGAAGAACCTAAATCCATAAAGCAGATAGCCAAAGAAACTGAAATCCTCGAACCTAATGTTCGCAGGATCGTAGGCGTAGGCGCCAAGGAAGGCACGTTTAAAAGAGTAGGTAAGGGCGTATATGTTCTGCGTAATCAAGGGCGAGATGTTGCCTATATACATACCGGCGATGCTCTTGAAATTGTGCCGAAACTCGTAGATCAAGGATTTAAAGCTGATATGATATTCCTCGACGTCCCGTATAAAACACCGGCAGTTATCGGAGGCAATAGAGGGATTAAGTATGACTATATAACGCCTGAACAATTTTATACTATGGTTGAAAGGCTTGGACAAGTAATGCGCACATCAGATACTCCTTTGATTTATATGTATTCCCAAGCCAAATCCGGATTAAAGGAAATGCAGAGATATACAGATGTATTCAATAGATTAGAAATGATTGCCGTCGGTAAGGGTGAATATACTAAATTACAAAAAGACGGAATTACAAGAGTTCGTAATATGAGGGGCGATATAATCGAGCCGGAAGGAATAATTGTCTTTAATTTTAGCGGGAAACTCACAAAACCTATAAAAAATCTTAACTTTAAACTTGTGAGGCCGAGGGGATATCAAACCGAGAAACCCCGCAAGATGTTAAAAGCTATGATCGAAATGACTACTGAACAAGGCGAAGTGGTTTTTGATCCTTTCGCTGGTTCCGGCGTAACGATAGAACAAGCCGTTGCTACCGGCAGAAAGGGTGTGGGCGTAGAGATTTCCGAAAAAGCAGTAGAGGAACATATTAAGCCGAGGGTTGAGAAAGCCGCCGAAACCCCAAGTAAAGAGATGGGCGCTAAAGCAATTACTGATAAAGTTCCTGATGTAAATAATCCCAATAAGATAAATTATTGGGAGGGCAATGTATATGTCGAGGGGTGGTGTGATAAATGCTACGCAGGCACAGGATTTGGAGAATATGAAGCACAGGAGAAAGTTAATTATGCTGAGGATATGACGCCTAAAATATTGCAACAAAAAGCTAAAGAAAAAGGGTTAGAACTGATCGGGGGGGAATTCGTAGAAACACCTGATAAAGATTTTATTTATGGAGTTACAGTGGGTTTTTATAAAAAACCGGTCAAAGGCGGTGGCGCAGGCGGTTCATCTGTCGCCTCTAAAGCACCAAAAGGATACGGCACGATCGAATCAAAAGAGGAAAAAGTAAGAATAACAGATAGAGTAAAGGTAGAGGCAGGTATGCCTCCTCCTGAAAGAATAAACTATATCAAGGAATTTCTTAAAATCCTATCTCCGGCGTCGGTATCAAATCTCGCGCAAGTAACCTCTCAAGTTATGCGGGGTGGATTAGCGAAGTTGGCACATAAAGACGTTACTGCTATTGAGGCGTTAAAGAAAGCCCACCGCGCCTTTACTTGGATGAACAAGGAGGATAGTTATAAATTCATAGATAATATGGAAAAAGGCCTTCCTCAAGAAAATGAAAAACTTCAAGCGTTCAGCGACGTAATGAGAAAACTCCTTGATGAAAGGCGAGAGTCGGTTCAAAATCTTGGGAAAGGGCAATTACAAAACTTTTATAAGAATTATTTTCCTCATATATGGGAGAGATTTGAGCACGCAAAAGGCGTGATAGCAAAGATTATGGGGAAAAAGAGGTTGGAAGGCACGAAGGGTTTTCTTAAAGAACGAACTTATATGACGATTAAAGAAGGCCTTGAGGCCGGGCTTACACCGGTAAGCAATAATCCTGTTGATCTTGTATTGCTAAAACTCCACGAAGTAGACCGGTATGTAATGGCGCAAAACGTCATAAGGGATTTAAAAAATAGGGGTATGATCCGGTTTGTATATTCTCGCAAGACGCCACCTCAAGGGTTTGCAAAGATAAACGACACCGCTTTTACTGTCTATATGCCTCCGGAGATAACGAAGAAAGAGGCGTTTGACAGCATTTTAGTGGAACAACTTATGGATGTGGCGAAATCCCTTGAAATAGATACCAAGAGGTTTGTAACCATAGGAGGCACTCGTTGGGGGTATGCGCAATGGCCTTCAACAGTAAGGACTAAATTTGCCAGTCCGGAAAGTGTATTGGCCCACGAAATAGGGCATATTTTAGGGTATAGGTTCAACCTGTTCAATACTTTCACGGCGTATAAAGACACCTATGTCCACACCTATGTCAAGGGCAAGAAGGTAGGAACAGAAGAAGTAAAGCCTACCAAAGAGGCGATTGAGTGGAGAAAAAATATAAACGAGCAATGGCGAGCGCTTGCCGATGCAAGGTATAAAGGTATAGACGCACCTGCGAGTTATAAAAACTATGTAAGGAAATACAGGGAAAAAGAGGCTGTTTTACTGGAAGCGCTGATCCATGCGCCGGAGGAATTCAAGAAATTAGCGCCGGATATATACGAATTATTCACGAAGTTTTTAAATGAGCACGGTCAATTAAGGCCGATCCTTGACATAAGACCTTCTCTGGTATTAGGGGAGGCTGACGCCAAGATAAAGATACCCGGGTTCACTACGTTGGGACATTATTACGCACCTAAAGATGTGGCTTTAATCATAAATAATCACCTTTCGCCGGGATTAAGGACAAGCGACAATAAGCTCATAGCGACAGGATATAACTTAGTGAGGGGGTTTGGAAACATACTAAATCAAGTCAATTTATCGTTGTCGGCTTTTCACGGCTTAAACGTTACTACTGATGTTTGGGCTTCTACGGTAGGATTAGGGCTTCGGAAACTGACTATAAAAGGACAGCTCTATCAAGGATTGAAAGATTTGATTACATTTCCAATAGCACCTATTAAGGTCTTATGGGAAGGCTCGCGGATTAAGAGGGCATATAAGCAACAAATGGATACTATACAGGATCCGAAATTAAGGCTTAAAGTAGATACGATGATAAGAGCTGGAGGCAGAGATAGGATAGATGTGTTCTATTATAACCAACAAATCAAGGCGTTACAGAAGACATTTAAGGATATTTTGGTAGGATCGGGCATAGAGAAGATAGCTGCTATGGCGAAATTACCTTTAAATATATTTGGATCCATTTTAGAAACCGCTGCCAAGCCGATTATGGAGTGGTATGTTCCTACCGGCAAATTAGGGCTATTTTCTAAACTCGCACAAAGCGAAATGGAGCGTGCTGCCTCCGGAGAAATAAACGACGAGCAATTGTGGTATATGCTTACAAAGGTATGGGATAGCGTGGATAACCGCATGGGATCGCTGATATATGACAACCTGTTCTGGAATAAGACCTTAAAAGACGTTTTGATGGCCTCTGTGAGGTCGGTAGGGTGGAATTTGGGCTCTTGGAGGGAATATGGGGGCATACCTGTTGATTTAGGAACTGCAGGAGCCCGTATAAGAGCAGGAGATAAGCTATTAAGCCATAAAATGGCGTATGGGATCGGCGCGATGATAGTATATATGATCATAGGGGCAATTGCAACATATGTCTTGTCAGGGGAGCGCCCAAGAGAAATAAGGGACTATTTCTTCCCAAGAACTGGCAGAAAGAACCCCGATGGATCCGACGAACGGTTATCTCTACCTACTTACGCAAAGGATATATATGCCTACGCTACAAGGCCTTTACAAACATTTGTCAGCAAAAGGCACCCCCTAATCGGACTTTCCATGGAGCAGTTTAGGAATAAGGATTTTTATAATGTCATGCTTTATGATGAAAAGGATGGTTTAATGGAGCAACTTTATGATAGGACAATCCACATAAAGAATTACGCCAAACCGTTTTCTTTTAAGAACTATGAAAGAATGCAACTCACCTCTCCTGATCCGCTGTTAAATATTTTGATATCCATTACCGGCATAATCGCGGCGCCTTCCTATGTTGCCCGGAGCAATGCGCAGAAACTTATGTATCGCTATATCTCTGAAAGGATGCCGGATACTACTCGCACAGAAGCGGATTTTGCAAAAACCTTGTATCGCAAGGTGCAGAAAGACAGAATCAGAAAAGGAGAGGTTCGGCCATGGCAGATTAAAGAGGAGGCCATAGAGGTGCTTGGGAGGGACGGCTATAGGAAGCTTGCAAAAGATTCGCGCTTAACTCCTTTCGTGGAGTCGTTTAAAAGGCTCACCCTTGAAGAAGGATTGAATGTTTATTCGATAGCTACTGATGATGAAAGAAAAGAAATTCTCCCTGTTTTACGAAAGAAATACAGAGATGCCGATAAACCAATAGAAGAAGACGTTAAAGCCCTATACATGGAACTTAAAATCTCCCCTTAGTTTTTATTTTTCACCCACTATGTTAATGCTTGTTTTTTCAGATACATCCAATCCCGCAGTATAGTCAGGATAAATTAAGCTTTCTATTTTATAGTAGTCTGTCTTTTTAAAAGCAAACTTAAAATCTGATTTTTCTGAATTAGTATTATTTTTAGAATCCTTGGTAATAGCAAAACAAGGTGGCATTTTTTCATATTTGCTTGATAATAGGTTTAGGCGCACATCTAAATCTGTAGCAAACCAATCCATAAAACAATAAGAACCTCCATTGACTAAAGATACTATTTGGAGAGCGTTCCAACCAACATTAAAGGCATGTCCGGCAATACCCTTGCGGGCAAACCAATAGTTTTTTACTACATATATGCTTTTGTAATAATCTTCTGCTGAAATAGTAGTATAGCAGGATAACAAAGAAATTGCTTTTAAATCAGTCTGGAAATGAGTTTCTGGTGGGTTGTCAGGTAAATCATATTCACTATGGCATAATTCATGAACAATTAAACATGTTAATATCGTAAATCTATTATCGTAATAATTTTGATATACATATTTTAAATAATTAACTGGCAATTTAACAACTCCATTGTCGTTTTCGGGGATACCCGGCATTTGACATTCATTGTCATCAACAATGCGTAATGTGTATTTATATTTTAGAGAAAAGTTAGAATTTATTTCTGTCCACAAGTTATTTACTTCACTTTTATAATTAGATGGAGGGGAATAATAATTGGCAGAAAAATTGAGCGTAGCGCAACCACTTATAAAAAACAAGAGGAGTAATAACAATCCAAATTTACCCATCATTTCTAATTATACCATGCCTTTTTTCAATAGCAACAATTTTCTTGACAAAGTTATGGTTATATGATAAACTTGTCTTACATATGACAGACATCACAAACTACCATTCCAAAATAACATTTCGCCTTCCTAAAAAGCAAAAGAAGCGCGTTGCGAAATTAGCAAAGGAAATGGGTTGGAACGAAAGCGACATCATGCGGAAGGCCCTTGCTAATTTTCTTGCTTATCGAAAAAGATTTAAATAAAACTTATTCTCTGCCACAAGTCCAAAAGGAGAGTGATACCAATGGTAATGAGTCGCTATGAGACTGAAACCGTGAAGATTGTTGTAACACTACCTGTATGGCTAAAGGACTACGTAGTGGAGTTCTGCAAATTCAACCACATTTCTGTAAGCCAACTTACAAGGCTTTTCTATTCAGAGCTGCAGGTTGAGTTTCCTGATTTGCCATTATCGAGCAAAATCAAGAAATGGAGAGGTAGGATCTTTGAGTTGCTTGGTAATAACGGTAATCGTCAGGAAAAAGACGCCCATCAGGGTTATTATCTAAAAGGAAGGTAGTGATTTTTTTAGCTTGCCCTTGACAAACATAAAGGCTTGTGGTAATATTGGTATGTCCGAACCGCCTATAATGTATCTTATGTTAACTTGGGTATTTAAAAAATATATGCGTAACTGTAAGTCTTTCAACAAGTTACGATATATTGTTAGAATCGTGTGGATAACACTTTACCCAAGTCACGCCAAGCAAGCTATTTTGCCCTTGCTTTGTAGCCCTTACGGTTTTAATCGACCTTGCGGCCTACTCCTGACGGCTTAATCTCCGTACTGCCTTCTCGGCGCTACCCATTCAGTTTCTAAAGACTCTTTTACGGTCCTCTCTCATTTCACAAATAAAAAAGCCCTGCTCTTACTCGGGCCCCAAAGCCATTAACCTTTTCAGGTAGCGTGGTCTTGTTCCTTTCAGAGACAGGGATTTAATGGACAGAAAAAATCCACGCTTTTCAAATTCGACTTTGGGGGCTTTGTGTTTCATGCGCTTCTCTCCTTTTCACCTAATAGTTTACCTGATGGTCTTTTCCCTGTCAAGGTCTTTTTCCCGATTTTTTTAGGATCCACCCGAATCCTACAAGCTCTCTGCCTCATAATCTAAGCTTCTAAAAGCAGCTGCTGGGCTATGTTCTGTGTAAGGTATCCGACCCATGTACTTGTCGTGGTTGTATAATGGGTGGTTCTGCGGTATATGTCCCCATTCTACCATTTCAAAGTGTGTCCACCAATTGCCTCTTGTATTGCTGAGCTGGTATGCCAGCCTCGTCATTATCTTATGAGTAACGTTTAATTTCTGACTTTTCATGCCAGAAAGCATTGCCCTTGTGATCCCTAAGGCCATTGCCATCTTGTTGTCGCTTTTCCATCCTTTTGCTTTCTTGATCGCTGCCACAGCCCCTCTTTTAAAAACAAGCTTATATTCAGGATACGAGTATGTTAAATTAGATTTACCCTTTTTTGATACTTTATGTATAATCATATTGAACATTTTTTGCATGATAGCCCTCTCTTTACAGCGATCTTCTCTTTGCAAAGCATTTTTTGTTGAAGAGATAACACTCTACGGCATTCTGAATGATGTCGGATTTATTGACTTCCTTTTGAATGCAGACCTGAAGGAGCTTTTTTTCAACATCCTTTTTAAACCTTACTGCGTGAGCCTTGCCATATTTTTTTATTCTCGGCATAAGTACCTCCTTCTCACGTTAATTGTTTACTATAGTATAATACAAGTATAACAGTTCTGTCAAGAATTATTTTTTAATTTCTTTACAAAGGGGCCATTCGTATGATATAATTAACTTACCATTGGAAAGCAATTCCAGTCTTCATAAGGAGGAAATCTTAACTATGGCTGAACAAATCAAGAATAAGAGAAAAGTTGTGTCTACTCCTATAATGGCTTTAGGGATAATATTTTTAGGGATCCCCTTTTTGATAGGTATAACTGCATTCTTTTTATCGTTGATAACGCCAGAAATCAAATCAAAAACCCGTCTTAAAAAACAACAAATACAACAAGTTAAAGTAGATGTTCCAGATAAGATAGAAGCCTATACAGTGGCTCATGAATTTGTACTCAAAGAGCTCTTGGCTCCTAAAACTGCAAAGTTTCCCTGGGGTTCTGATGTTCATAAAGTAATTAATACAGGCAATAGATACAAAGTTACTTCTTATGTGGATGCGCAAAATGCTTTTGGAGCTTTAATAAGAAATCGTTATAGCGTCATAATGGAATACCATGGCAATGGCGAATGGAAATTAGTAAGCGTAAATCTTAAGCCGTCTCCGTAGTTCTTCATGTCATACCGAACCATAACTATAGAATTTCACCACTCCTTCTCCCCTGCCTTTAAATTTGCCCTTGAAGAAGCCCAGACACAACTTTCCTTTAAGCAAATAGATTCAGGCAAGGCTTCAGTGTATACTGTTAGTTATAAAAGAAGAGAATTTAAAGCCCTGCACAAATTAATAGAATGCTTTAAAAATGTCAGGAATAAGCGCGTATATGTAGATAACCAAGAAATGCCTTGGCCTGAAGTTTTTCATTATAATTGGTGTTATAGGCTGAGGCAGCAGGCCTACGATCCTATTGAGTATTGCACAGGAGATTCAAGGCAATATCCGGCCTTTAATCCCTGGGGATGCCTTCAAACTATGATGCCTTTAAGCAATGATACAGAGTGGCTTCATTACGGACAATTTGATGTTGACGGGACATTTATATTTGATAAGAAAAAAATAGGGCATTACCTTAAAGCAAATACTCACCGATTTAGATTTTGTCCAGCTTTAAACATAGATCTAATGTTCCAGGTTCTTGATGTCTTTCCTGAAACGGTTAATCCTAACATAGATTCTGATTGGGAATATATTGAGGTATACGGTAGGCATTTAACAATCGGTATAAGCACTTCTCCTGGAAGCAAGAAGCATTATTGTGGAGTCAGCCCTTCATCACCTGAAGCTATAAAAAATATATACCAGAAGATTTTAATCAAGCTAGGCAATAAACGGGTACATACAAAGTCCTAGATTCAAGAGCATGCTGATAAAAAATTCCTCTGCAGCTGCATCGATAGGATTTCTAACCCCTAAATAAATCGACCAAGCTCCTATCCCAATGTGTGGAATGAAAACCCACCAAGCATTGCCACCGAATGCCCAGATAAATATAGCACCAGAAGCACATACCCCGAGCATATAAAGAGTGCGTCTTAATATTTTCATTGGGACAAAATCTGCACCATATCCCATGCTAAATCCCGCGAATAATAAAGGTAGTATTAAAAGCAATTGCCCTGTCCATATACCTTTAAATCCAGAGATTATATTAACGGTCAATGCTAAAACAAGAGCTCCACCTAATCGTCGTATTATCTTCTTTGCCCGACCTCCAATAGAGTAAAGCGTAGAAGCAATAACAAGACCTATTCCAGATCCGCTTGCCAGCCAAATAATGTCATATTCGCTCATCTTAATCCCCCAATGCCTGCACAAGCCATCTCTCTGCCTGAGCTTGCGGGCTCTGTAAAAACTCTATTACTTGCTCTTTGCTACCCCACATAGACCTTATAGGTTCCGTATCAATTGGCCTTGTTCTTGAGCAGCTGATTGAGCTTGTCAATATCGCGATCAATACGATCGAGCATTTTACCTTTTTCAGGAGTCCATTCACTTTTAAGTAGCTCCTTTCTCTTCTTTTCCAGATTCTCAAGTTTATTTTTCCACCGCTCTACCCTGCCTTGGATAGGCAGTTTTTCCATTAAACCGCCTAAAAAAGAACCCCATCCTGCCATATCTTATCACCTCCGGACCATAGATCATTAAAATACGCCCCTTAAAACCCTTTAAAACTTAATATTTATAAGGGTAGCCGAAAGTCCATAATCATACTCATTATTGCCCTTTGTTACGCCAAGCCTACCCCAGCCTGCATAAGTGCCTACCCTGCATTCGATAAGATCTAATACTGGTACTGTTACCCCGAGATCCTTAAGTTTTAGAAGTTCATAACTTATAACTCCTACAACCTTATCCTTTGAAGAATATCCGGCCTCAAAAGCTATACCTTTCCAGTTGATTAATTCCAGAGTGCTAAGATAATGGATATCGTGTTCCATTAAAGAATATGCAATGCCTTGCTTAAGAGCAGGTAATTTCTTTAATGAATCTTCAATTGATAAATCTTCTGCCAAAGCACTACCACACAACACCATGATTGAAACCATCACAATACATAATGCTTTCATTTTACACCTCCTGTTTTTTGTCCGGCCTTAAAGCCGAAATAAAATGCCATTAATAACATTACTATTTCCACTACAAAACGGGCTTCTATCTTTCCCACAACTGCAAGATAACAGAATGTCAAATAGATCATCCCAGCGTAGAGTGATCGGGGTTTGAGAAGTTGATCGAAAGGCGGTTCAGGTTTGATTTTGATTATTTCTAATGCGACAATCGCTAGAACTACTATTGAAAGAAATGTCCAAACATTCATCATTATCCACCCCACACCATTTTAATTCCTATTCCTACTATACCGCCTAATATGATAATAATTAAGGTCCATTGAATACTTACATGTTTCAATAAAACCTTAAGCTGAGTAATGATCCCATTGCCTCTTTCGTCTCCGAATAAAACCTTGTCCGCTTTTTGTATAAAGGAATTTGTGTTCTGAATATATCCTTTTACTTCAGCTACAAATATTGCTTGGGCTTTTTCATTCTCTTCTATCTTTGAGAATAAACGCGTCATGGTTTCGTCATGTTTATTACAAACCTGTTCTGGAGGCATGATCATCCTTTCAAATTTTTCCACCAACACATTAACTTTATCTTACAGCTCCACATTGGAGTGCCTATCTTATCGGGGTTTAAATTATTGATGTAATTTTTAACACATTGTATCATCATCACATTTCCTATGTCAGGAGGGATCCAATCCCTTGCGATGCCCTTGCTTATCCTGTATTCATCAAGCAATCCATTTAACCCCTTTGTCCCGCCGTTTTCCGCGCCAATAGCTATGAGAGCTGCTATATCCCCGAGTTCCTCATTTGCTGCTAAGGTCGCAGCCCAAGATAAAGATTTTGAATCGCCATCTATAAACACATACATATTGTTTTCGCCTGTCCCATATCTAACTACTGCGACGTGATACCAAGTGTCGGCAGCTAAAAAGACTGCGCTCGAAGTATTAAAAGCCACAGCAGTAGAAGCTGCTCCCTCAAAGTAATAAAGGTATAATTTTCCACTACCATCAATTGCTATTTGAGCATAATTAGAACCATCTTCATACTGCTCATACATCAATGTCGTAGATAATGCTGTAGGGTCGGTTGCGAATCTTATCCAATAATCTATGGTGAGAAGACCTGTTGCATAATACCAATCAGCGTGATCTGGATAAGTTATGTAGTCATTCCCGTCAAACTCTCCTGAATGAGAACCAAACTTCTTATTGACGGCGTCAAATGCGGGGTCACCTTCCGCTGTTGGGGTATGCCCAGTTTCCCCGTCATCAGCCCACGCGTCATTATTCATATGAAGCAGCAGTCTAGTATACTCGTCAGAAGTGTATTCTTCTGTAGGCGGGGTAAAAGCATAGACCGATGTCGAAAACAATAACAAAAGTCCTAATGCAATTTTAAGTATTTTCATTTGAGATCCCCTTGTCTTGTCGTTAACTTAAAAAATTTCAGTCGTTCAATCCAACTTGTTTAATCGTAATTAAAAGTTATGTCTACCGACATTTGCAAAATAGCCGCATTAGGAACAGAGTCAAATTGTATGTATAGACACTTTGATGCAGGAACATCAGCAGTCCCAGACATAGAGCTATCACTACGGACACCGTTTGTAGTGTCAAAAGTTTCTATTAATACTGGATTTGCCAAGCCTATAAAAGTGTCCGCATACTTTAAATCCCCCGCTACTTCATTTCCGGCAGCGTCAAGCGTTACTTCTATTTTATCTATATTAAATGCCGCAGGCGTTAATGGCCAGATACATATTTGGGTATCCGCTGTAGCCCTGACATTGGGATTAGCCACGTTGAAGATTAAATGATGAGGCACTCCAGGCATATTGACGGTTGATTTGATAGCATTTGCCCCAGCATTTACGCTGTCATTGAATACAAAATCAGTTCCGTCATGGTCTAATGTCTGAGCACCAAGAGTAATATTTTCATTGGCAGCAAGAGTAAATCCAGCAGCTGTTACAACGCCTGTTCCAAAATCTATCGCGTCATTTGTAAGTGCTGCCTCTACTGCTGCCGCTGTCAATTCAGCGTCATAAAAAATATCTGCTGTGTCAGTTAATGAAGTAGAAGCTCCTGTGCATTCCGCACCTATAACTATATTGGTAACAGTATTATTGTCTGCATCTATTGCGGCATTAGTAATCGCACCAGTTGTAGATATATCCCAGTCAGCAGAATGTAATTCAAGTGTATTATCCGAGGTTATATTCATTACCCCGTCAGCGTCAGCGTCTAAATATAATCCTGCGTCAAAGAACTCTAATTTACCGAGTGAAGTTATATCTACATCGTTCCCGTCAGCGCCACTCGCTAATACTTCAGCTAAAGTCTGATCATCTGTTCCTGAATTGTCACCGGTATTACTTCCTGATACTGATACTGCCCCGGCACCAATAGTTAAAACAGAACTATTTGCTACGTTACCAGTTAATGTAACCGTGCCTGTATCTACAGTAAGAGCAGTCGTTAAGGTGGCATTTGTTACTGAGCCTGCTGTCAGATTTGCCGCTGTTCCTGATATATTTGTTCCTACTAAGGCCGATGGCGTTCCCAAATTAGGCGTGGTAAATACGGGAGACGTTGAAGTTATTACACCTGAAACATCTAAGCCTCCAGTAAGTGTTCCTACTGCCTCCCCTGAATTACATTGCAAGGTAACATTAAAATTATCACCATCCTCATAAAGAGTAAGAGTCCCTGCGTCATACATTGAAAGATTGCCTGCGGCTGATGTAGCAGTTCCTATGGTAACTGCACCAATAAGATTTGATGTCCCATCTGCGACTAAATTAGTAACATCCATATCACCAGTACCTAAATCTATGTCAATATTTACATCGGTCACCAAGGCTTTATTGGCTACTGCTGTTCCATTAGTTATACCATCAAGTTTTTCTAAATCAGTTTCATTTATATCAGCCGAGCCAATAATAAAAGAACTTGTTGCAGTTATGTCTCCTGAAGCCGTAACTGTTGCCTCGGTCACCCCATCCCTATCCGAATCAATATATAAACCATTTGTAGAGTCCCCTCTAATAGTATCTACTGTGATACGCTTGAAGGTCTCTACCTTTTTCCCGTCAACTCTTTTCTCATCAGCAAATGAACTAGATGCAACAAATGCCAATGCCAAGAGCAATATCAAAATTTTACTTTTCATGTCTGTCCTCCTTTTAATCTGTTTTCTTTTTTCGTTAATTTAAAGTTTCTCCTATGACCGTTACATAAGCATTAACCGCAGGTGTCCCTGAATTAGTACATGCAATAAGAATCTCATCGCCGCTCGCCAATATTAGTTCTCCTGAGGGAATGTATGTATAATTTGTTTCACTTACTAAATCCTCACTTGCAATCACCGTGTCATAAGTTGCGCCTGTTGTGCTATCAAATGTAAAGGTAACTGTTTGAGTTATCGATCCCGATGCAGTAAATAATATCTGTTTTACTCTCGTTTTAGCTGCAAAGTTCGTCGTATAGCTTAATGCCCCGACATTTAAATCCTGCGTAGATTCCTTTCTTGCAAGCGCCATGCCTTGCGTAAGAACATCTACATCGCCTATATTGCTTGAACCTGCAGGCAATGCTTCTCCGAATTTTATATCACCTATATATGTTGTATCAGTAATATCACTCGCAGGTACAATTGATAGTGATGCGGCCATTGCCTGTTGGCCTAAATTGCCAGAGGGTAGAGTCACTATATCGACATTTCCTATATTATTATCCCCTGCGGCAATAGTGGCCACGTCGATTTGTAGATCTCCTGTTGCATCAGTATTTATAGCAGAGGTTATATCATCACCAAAAATCTGTACCTTTAAATTGGTAGCAGTCGCTTGATCTACTGTTAAAGAACCTGCCGAGTCACCAGTTACAATCACCGGTGTCATGGAAGTTATTCCCTGAATTGTAAGGACTGCTTCATCAGCAGTGCCGGCTGTTCCAGAACCCCTTACATATAATTCATTATCAGAAGCAATATCAGCATCACCCTGCTGAATATTAGCATTACAATTTAAGCTGTCATGCGTTGCTTGTGTAGCGTCAAAAGAAGTTTCTGTAACTTCCACGTTTAAATCTGTCCCACCATCACTAACCTTTACAAATCCATTTGCTGTCAAAGATATCGGCCCGGTATCCCCATCAGTAATAGAATGAGGCGTGCCTTGATATATGCCACCTATCAACTGATGATCTGAGGTATTATCTGTCCAATCTGCATCATCTTGGTAGTAAGTACTATCTGCTTCATCATCTACATTGGACTTTACTTCTAACTGATTGCTCGTATTGACTGCGGCCGTATTAGCGGTCGTTACGTCAGCTATCACAACAGCAGTATCTATATACCCAGTATTTCCGATGTCTCTGGCATTATCCGATGCTCCTGCAATGCCCGGAACCATTAACAAAGCTGCAAAAATCAATACTAATAACTTGTTCATGATACCCTCCCTTTGTTTGTTCATTTTATATATTTAAAGCAATATAGTTATATGACTCAGCGTTAATATTTAATCTATTAGCATCATCTGTCCCATCTCCAACTGTAAATCCATCTGCGTCAAGAGATCGAATCTGGTCATCACTTATTGCAGCACCTACTATCGCAGAACTTAATCCTATGTCATCAGAAGTTTTTATACCCATATCAAACGCAGCTCCAGTTCTACCCCATACAATAAGAGCAGTAGGTTGAAATCCCACGCCTGTTATTGCTTTAGTGGCATTTCCGTCGCCTGTATATGTTCCTTTAGCAATTAGATGAGCCCATGCGGGAATTGTTGCTCCTATTTTAAGAAATTGTCCAGAAGTTCCTTTAGTAAGTTTTGACCACGTATTTTCCGCAGAAGCATATAATATATCACCTGCGGTTGCCGTAGGCATACCTATGGCATCCCACGCTGCGCCATCATATATATAAAAAATATCCTCATCTGTTCGATAAAACGGCTGGCCTATAACTGGAGTTCCAGGCATACTTGTCCCCTGCGCCAAAGCTCCGCTATCTGCCAGTGAAATGGCAAGCCTAGTAACTAAATCCGTTGCGCTGCCTGCGACATCCGCGCCTAACTCTGTTTCTATGGCTACGACTTCTGCTTGGATATCGTTTACATGAGCTGCCATTACAAGGTCAACTTTGTCAGTCTTCGTTGTAAATGTTTTTATACTTCCAGGATAATCAGCTGCCATGATTTATCTTCCTTTCTATAATTTTAATCTGTTCCCGTAAATTCTGATTTTGTATTTCTATCGAATGCAGTGATGCTTGAATTTTCAAAAGCGTTCTCTCTGCTTTAAATAATTCTTCATATAATAAATCCCGTAACTTTCTTATTTTTATTCCTTTTTTTGCATTAAGTTTTATCTTTTCCTCAACATCTTCTACTTTTAAAGGCTGATATGGATTTTCCATTTTACTCCCTCGCAGCTCTAAGCTGCTCAATTTCGTATTCTATTCCCTTTAAGCTCTCAGTAGTACTTGGCCTCAATTTCCCTAAACTGAATTTTTTTGATAAACCTCCGCTGTCATCTAACTTATACAATATCTTATTGATTTGATATTCAATGACTCCTGCGTACAAAAATACTCCGTAATATTTCTCACTATACCTTATACCTGCTTCCTTTATAACCGCCATTCCTAATGGAACGCTATCCTCTATTAAAGTTTCATTATCTATCTGTTCACATGTCACCCTGCGCGACATATTCTCATTTTCATCAAGGACCGCGCTTCCATATTGATCTGCTACTGTATTTGTCACTATGGCTGCATTTTGGATAACCTTTTCCCTGAGTCCATATTTAACCTGACTAGCTGCCCTGTTAATAGTTCTCGTATATTTTGTGCCTGCAACATCACCGCCTTCTATAAGCATCCTATTGATTATTTGTCTAAATGTATCAAGTTGATTTACTTTTGTGATATTTTTCCCCAACCAGAATCTATAATTAACTGCTGTAGATCTTGCCTTAAAGAAAAATTTTCTATCTTTTCCGACTCCCCATTCTCTTGTTCCTACAAGATCGGCTAACGTCTTAAATGCACTAGCTGCTGAGACATTTTTAAATTCTAAACTATCTGCTGTAAATGAAGTAGCTTCTATATCTCCTGCATCATACGCAATATTTGTATTTGGCGTAACATAAGTATCGAGGATATCTTTTACTATGACGCTTATTTCATCCGATGTATAAGTTTTACTAACATGTATCCTTTCAAGCTGTGATGAATATCCAAATCCTCTGACTTGCACCTTTTCATTATCTCCCAATGCAGGCGACCTATCTTCTATCAGTCCCTGATACCAAAGGCTAAATGTCCCAGCTCCTGTTCTCTTATAAATCCGAATATTAAAATCACCCCGAACGTATCCTACATCATCAAATTTCCTTGGTAATATAAATGAAAAATTTCCACATCCACCTATCCTTTTATATTCCCATTGGATTTTCGTTGCTTCTTTTTCTAATACTTCCAATATATCAAAATTCGTATCTCTGATTTCTATCCTGTGCCTCATCAATACCACCTTGATTTATGTTCCACTGTAACCCTGCATGTAGCTCCTACAAATCTAAATAAATTTGAACCCGCTGCTACAGTTAAAAAATCTCCTCCAAATTCACTTATCCCGTCAACTGCATTGTTTTCTACCGTAAAATCCTTGGTATCTATTTCTAAGGTTACGCCATTATTAACTACGCCATTAAATACAAAGAGTTCTTTTGTTGTCTGGTTTTCAAGCTGAATCTCATCTGTTATCGTTCCACCTGTCGCGCATATGTAAATTATAGGTTCAGCAAAAACATTACCTAATCCATTTATATTAAAAGATAATGTTACTCCTACAGGATTATTGACATCGCTATAAGATGCCGCTGCCATATAAAAAAACGGATCCTGTGATATAAAATCTATATTTATATTAATAACACCTTTATCTGTCCCTTCTGCAAATTTAGGAGTTATTTTATTGCAACAACAATTTACATACCTATCTGCGCGATGATAAAATTTATCTTCGCTTGCCAATAACGCTTCCTGCATATCCATAAATTCTGTCCATGCAGTAGCCCGGGTGGCATTATGAATAGTCCCTTTTACTTTAATCTTTCTCGCTTTAAGATATGGATCCTGAATAATACTACCATGCCTGCGAGGTACAGTATTTTGTTTAATATTATTGACCAGAGGTAAACTTTCTACTTCAAAGGTTTGATTTGGAAATGTATAAGACCCAAACATTAATGTATATATCATACGACCCTCAAATTGCGTTCTATTTCATCGCCTAACTGTTCTGCAAGGTCTTCTATGTCTGTATCATTTTCTAATTTAAGATCACCTTCAAATATAATATTTAATTCTTGAATTATCTTGCCTCCTGAATTGCTTCCCTCAGGGCCTGCAACTGTAATATCTCCTGACCTGATAGCTGAGGCAAATGTCCTTGGCACAATCATCTCTCCTGGAGATACATTTGCAGGAATTTCATCAGTCCCTTCTGCGAAACCTACTGATGCAATTGTAGCAATTTCAATTGCGCCCATAGCTGCTGTAATAGCTGCCCACACATAACTTATTGGCGGTGGATATGAAGCCAATGCAAATGTAACACCTGCCGCTGTATTCATAATCGCTTCGCCAATTCTTATTGCTGACAAAGCAACCGCTGCCGCCTTACTTTCCTGAGCGGCCCCGGCTAAAACTCGCTTCATATTATCAAAAGATTTCTGCTGAAAGTCGTCCTTATCCTTATAATATTTATCATACCATTTTGTTTTTGAAGCTAAGCTCTTCTTTTCTCTCCCTTCTTCTATTAATAACATTTTTGCTTTATTTGCATTTCTAAGTCTTTCTTTGGTCATCCTCTTTTCGTTTTCTGCTTCTAATATTGCTGTCTTCTTTGCTTCTTTCTCTTTTGTATTATCTTCCTCTTCCTCTTCTTCCTCAGGTGCTTCTTTTTCTCCTCTAAATAACTCTGAAAAGCCAAGTGTAGCTGTAGCCTCAGCTATTCTCGTAATGGTCTCAATCATTTTTTCAAGCCTAGGATCAATCTTATCAAGCCATTCCCACATTTTAGTGAAAAGGCCTTCTTCTCCGCTTAATGCCTCATCTAATCCTGTGACTTCACCAAGCACTCTGCCTATATTCCATCCTATAAATGCTGCCCCTGCTATACCTGCAACACCGCCTAATGATACTTTCATCAAATTAATTGCAGTTGTAATCATTTGAATAGAAGTAACTAACTGCGGAAGCACTATTAAAATTGGTCCTATCGTAAGCATTAAAAGTCCAAATAAAGTTACTGCTTTGGCCAGCCCTGCTGTAAATTGAGGATGTGCTGTGATCCATTCTCCTACTTTTTGAATCCACTCTTTAAAATCCTCTATCATGGGCTTAAGAACAGGTAATAATGTATCTCCGACTTTACGCGCAACCTCAACGATATTATTTACCAGAAGCTTAAGTTGTGATGCGGTAGTTTTAAAACGCTTCTCAGCCTCGATCAGCAAAGCTGTATTTTCATCCCATGCTATATCAGATCTATCAATTGCGCTTCTTAAGGTATCGCTTGCGCTCGCCATTCTTAAAAATGAACTACGGACCCTCTCATTTGATAACCCCAGGCTCTCTAATATAGGTATAGCATCATCTCCAAGCTCTCCTATGCCTTCCACAAACCGCACAAACACTTCAGAAGGGTCCTTTTCCTTCATCTTCACGAATTCTTCAACCGTCATACCTGCTACTTCTGCAAATACCTCTAGATCCTTATTGCCCGATGCCACTGCCGCGATCATTTTCAATATAACCTTTTGAACTGCAGTGCCACCCATTTCCGCCTTAACACCCACAGCTGTAAATGCCGTACCTATACCTAACACATTAGCTGTTGTCATATGCATAAGCTTGCCGGCACCTGCTACACGCGTAGCAAAATTGGTAATTTCAACTTCATTGGCTGCGAAGTTATTACCCAGATCTACTATAGACGCGCCCATACGGTCAATATTTGCAATTGGCTCCTGCATGACATTGGTAATCCTGGCGAACTGAATAGCTGCATCCTCAGTGGTTAGATCCGTAGTAACTCCGATTAATGCAATCGTCTCTGTGAATTTAGTAAGGTTTTCAACGCCCCGGATGCCCAGCTGGCCTGCTTTTTCGCCTATACGAGCCAATTCTGTGGCTGTGATGGGTATTTCTGTGGATAGACCCCTAAAATTGCCTTCTAATTGCTTAAATTCAGCCTCTGTGGCATCAACGGTCTTCCTAACCCCTGCAAAGGCACTCTCGAAGTCAATAGAGGCCTTTACCATGCCTCCCATGGCCGCTGTGACAGCCACCCCGGCAATCGTCATCTGCCGGCCGACTTGACTGGCCATTTTGAGTATAGCTCCGCTGGATTTTTGTATCTTTGTGTTGGCCGTCTCTAGCCCTCTGTTAAGATTAGTCAGATCCGTTTCTATCTTGACAACTAGAGATCCTAAGTTACCTGCGCCGAATAAAGGCATTATTTAAACCTCATTGGTTTTATTTCTTCTACCTTTGTATAATTTTCTTGTTCCAAATCCCTTGCACAAATTGCATCAAACTTTCCCCACGCCTCATCTTTAATCGCTTCCATGTCTAAAGCCACATCTGAAAATTGTTGTTCTACTTCCACAACCGTTTCAGCACGCCAAATTTCCTTACATATCATAGTAACTTTAAATTTCATCTTATTTTTCCTCCACTGGAAAGCCATCCTGTCTCATTTTATCAAACGCCGGACCGCCATCTTTAACTATTCCCGGCGGATCTAACTTATCTATAAACCTCATAAATGCTTCTTTCTTCATTGAACCGTATGCGTAAGCTACAGCGTTAAACGTTGCAATCGTTCTTATTTTTAACTCTTGCAGTTTCTTCTTATTTATTAATTCGTAATATACTTTTAACTGCGCCCATGTCAGATGGTCTAATATAAAATCATGATCCCATCCGCATTCACAGGCCAAAAACACAATCAACTCATCTATTGCAACTTTTTCACCTGTTGACCGATGTTCTTGACCTGTGACACCAAAAAAGAGATATCATTAACCTCCAGAATTGCTTCTATGATGGCTATTTCATCCTTGATCTGGACATTATCTATCATCCATTCCCGAGGTTCACTAATAACCAATTCATAGATATCAATCAATCTCTCCCCGGCTGCTTCCGCAAGCACTGGCACTAGCTGTGCTACATTTCGAGTTTGGATATTATCCAATTTTAATTCTGATCTCTTTTCTGATAATTCCCTAAAAATATCAAATACTATTTTCAGGAATTTAGTCCTTGTTCTTATTACAAACGGCTTAATCTCAAATTCTTTCCCGACAATCTGAATCTTTTTAGTCTTTGGTATAAAAGCGGAATTGGACATCTCTATGTCTCCTCCTAAGTTAAGCTGCTACTGTCCTAATTATCTTAAAATGCTTCTTGTTCGCTGCTAGAGCTGCGGCATCAAAACCTGTTGTCGCTTCGACTGAATGAAACTCATAAGGAAATTCATGAGTATCTGCTTCATTAAACGTCATAGCAATCTTACCTGCGCCTTCTACCTTAAACATGTGAATGTCTATGGTACTGCCATCAGGTTGTATGTGCAGAAATCTCACTGCCTTATCAGCCATATCCATGTCTCCGCCGAATTCAAACGTCTCATCCGGGTTGCTTGCGCCTGTAACACCTGCGCCCAGGGCTGCATTAAAGTTGTCAAAATTCCACTCTATGCCAGTTACCTTAAGGATTACTTCTTCCTTAATAGCATATTGCTTCACTTTTGACTGAGGGCTACCCTGAAAAATCTCAAGGCGCGTTCTCTCAACTGAAAGTTCTGCATTGCCCTTTACTGCTCCGAGTTCCACAGTCGGTGTCGTTCCTTCCGATCCTAAATACAATACTCCAGGACCAAAAGAAAACCGCTTGTGTTGATACGTTGGGACATTATAAGCCATTGTCTCATTCCTCCTTTCCTTCAGATTTTACTTTATCGTCAATTGCCGTATTTCTCTTGCCACACCGGCAACAAGTAATCGTTACTTTTCCACCTTCTACATCTACATATAAATCTTTTCGCTTAATACGAATTATTTTATTATCTTCAATCCAAGCTAATGTAAATTTACAAGCTATGCATAGCCATTCTTTTATCATATTGCCACCACCGCATATCTGGCCGGCAAATGATGTGATTTAGAATCAACATCATACATCAACGGCCCGATGCCTGTTTCCATGATCTGTTTTAATTCAATATCTATCGTTGTATCCTTCAAAGTTTCACGATGAAGCAATGCCCTCACTCTTCTAAAACAAGTCATGACATCGTCAACTGTATATTTATCAACAGGAAACCACAAATCTATTTGAATAACTATATCCACCATGGCTGGCACGTTAGTCCTTGCCTGTCCGGGCAAAAGCGCAATCGATATTGCTGGAAATATAGGATTTTCAATAGTAGACGGATGTTGAGCGTAAACTTTATCCTTCACAAATCCTTTTATAGTTGTATCCGCTTTTAATATATTTCGTATTTTTTCTATTACCTTATATTCAGCCATGCGTTTCAGCTCCTCTGAAATTTACAACTAAATCCCTGAGATTAGTATTTAACAGAACTCCTACTTTGCCCTGAAATCTTTTATTAAACAAACTACCTGATAATACATCTCTAGGTATCATTCTCGATGTACCCCAGATAATAGCCTGCGCATATCCAGTCCTTCCTTGATCCAATCCCACCCATCCGCTGACTTTAAGCTGACCTCCTAGTACAGATGCTTCACTAGATCCCTTGAATTTACTACTTAATAGTTTGCCGCTCTGTCGATGAACTAACCATGGCGGCTTATGTAATCCTTTGCCCTCAGGCCCATGCCTGCGCGCATAAGGATGCCCTAATTTAGTAAGATCAGCCTGGCTATGATCAGATAAGCTCATATTTTTAGTGACTTCTCCATCAAGTATATCAGCTGCTTTTTTCATTACCTTCGTAGCATGCCTTTCAAACCCGCCTCCGAATGCTTTTATATTTCTGGCAACTACATCTGCTCCACTAACAGGCATTTTTTCCTACCTTTACATTCCCGATGCTTTTTGATTTCAAATATTCTAATATCTCTTTGGCCTCAGGCACAAAAGGATGAGTCTCTGGGATAAATTGCAACACATTCTCTAAAAATATCTTTGTACTTTTTATATTCAAAGCTGCCATCTGCTGATGTGAATGCCAAAATCTCGGATTGACTTGTATCGATTTCTGAAAGCACTGTAAGGCCTTTTTCTCTTCATCATTGTTCAACCAATGAAGCGCAAGGTTAAAATAAGGCCGTGGATCCTTGCCTTCTGTTATTTCAATCTGCTGTTCATTAAGTTTTGTATAATATTGAAGCTTACCTTCCACTCTATTTTTATCCTTAAGATATCCACCATGATGTAATTTGACCGGCGAACGTCCTATCTTCACTGGTCTTCTATTTTTCATAGCCGCCATCGAATCATCAATCGTTTCGTGAATTATTCCTGTATAATAAAACTCTGGAATATTACGATACAATCTGACTGACTCCGTAGATGCATATACTGGTTTTTGCCCGGGCATAGTTTTCTTAAGGTAATTTATAACATGGAAGATTATCGCATCTGCCTCAGACTCTATCATTTTGAACAATTTATAGATGTCTTCCATCTCAAATCTCTCATCCGCATCCATCATAAGGATCCATTTCTGCGTAGCATGTAACTTTGCAAAGTTACGAGGTATTGAGTAATTGTCCGGCCAGGGCATCTGTAATAATTTCACTGGTACAGATGAATATTTGGCAAAATGCTTTATCAATTCAACCGTTTTATCCGTTGATCCTGTATCAACAATAATATATTCGTCCACTAAACATTCTAAATTACTTATGCATGCCTGAATTCTTTCCTCTTCATTCTTGACCATCATGATGCAACTGATGCCATTATTAGGATCATACTTTTCAAGCTGCACATTCATATCTATCAAATGCGAATAATCCTTATTTCCAATATCTCTTGAATCCTTAAAGTGGTCATTCGCCTGATAAAATTCATACTTCTTTTGCCTCTGATCGGTCGTATCATATCCTAAATGCTTTACCCTAATATTCGACCATGTGATATTTTCAGGTGCTATAATCGGGTTTGATCCGCAATGATGTCCTTCCGGATGAATTGAAGTAATCTCCTGTCTTTTTATCAGCCTAAAAAATCTGTGATTAGTAAAATCACCAAAAGTAGAATCAGCTCTAAAATATTCGTCTCCATTGCGCCTCTCCCAAATAGTGCGCCATCTATAACTATAAGCAAATATCTCCGGATTGCGCGGATTCATCATCTTTTGAACCCTCTCGACAAATTTATCCTCGTAGACCTCATCTCCGTCAACTGATATGCACCAATCTGCATCTGTTTTTAATGCTTCCTGCAGTAACCAGTTGCGTTCAAAGTCCTCCTGAAAGGCACCGTCATATCTGCCTATTTTAATAACCTTCGGAAACCGTTTGACAATTTCCTCTGTCTTATCCGTAGATCTACATAAATGCACTATAATAGAATCCGCAAATTTAGAGGTCTGCTTCATGCTTTCCTCTATATACTGCTCGCAATTGCCAAGTCTATAAACTGCTACAAGCTTCCTTGGCCGTGGATCCCACCACTTATTAAAATATTTTTCTGAATTTTTTTGGCCATTACTTAGATATTCTTCAGTAGTATAAAAATTCCTGAATGTCCCCTGGCCTGTATGATGAATCCATGTATCAAAAGCTATTACAAGCCTGTATCCAGCCAATTGCGCCCTGAGGCATATATCATTATCCTCATGTGAATTTTCAAACTGCTCATCAAATATACCTATCTCATTCAAAAGAGCCCTCTTCATCAATAAACACCATCCATAAAGCCTGCCGGCATGGCACCATCTGCCTTTATTCTGTTCATACCAGACCTTAGGATCCTGAATATTGCCATATGCCTGTTTACCATTCGAGCAATTTGTTATAGGCCCTACAATACCGATATTGCTGAGTGAATTATTTTTATAAAGATGTGCCGTCATGTGATCAAGCCATCCTTCATTAACCACCGTGTCATTATTCAAAAAACATACATGATCACCTTCAGATATTTCATATCCTTGATTATTAGACTTGGCATATGTCGAATTTTCTTTATTTAAGATGATATGAACGTTATCTCTGCGCCTCGATAATTCCTCTAAATACCCTACAGTGCCGTCTTTTGAGCCGTTATCCACCACTATAAGCTCATAATCCTGCGTATGGCGCACTATGCTGGCTATACATTTAACCGTAAATTCCAACCCGTTATGTGTCACTATGATTACTGAATATCGCATGTTTCCTCCTTTACGGCCTCAAAGGCCTAAGATGTTACATTCTACATGATGAGTATTGCCATCAAGATCAACTATTTCATTAACAGAATCAACTTGACCTCGCGTTAATCCCTGAATTCCCGATACTGCATACATTAAATCGTTACGTTTGATAATATTTGCAGGTGGGGCCATGAATTTATAAATTGCTATATCCTTTTGACCAGTTGCTATCATCAAAATCTCTTTTGCCCTGCCAGTCAGAGGATAAAACATAACCGACATACCTGTATAAATACTGACTTCTTGATTTATATTCTGGCCAAGCTTGCTGACTCCCCTGATCGTAATAAAACCATCAGATATCTCTGCAACTGTGATCCCAGACACGCTTGTGAATCCCTTAGTTGATACATTTATACCATCTGCGGTAAAAGCAACCTGTTCAGTCGTTGATCCATCAAAACTTACAAGCCCGGATCCTACTGTGCATCCTTCCACTTCAATCTGAAGGTATACTTCCTCTGCTGGCTGCCGATCAAGACTCATCGATGCAACTACAGCTGCTTTATCAAGAACCTCATCCATCATTCTCTTGATATCTATGCTGGCATTAAGAACATTTGTTAACTCGCTCATACAATTCTCCGTATTTCTCTACCATTTGCTCTGCGTTAAATTCGCCTTCAACCCATCCCCTGGCCACTGATGTAATAGCGTCCTTCATATTGATATCCAATCCTTTAATAACACCCATAGCAAGATCTTCGATGCTAGGACCAGTCAATATTGAATACCCGGCTGCTATTTCCTTCGATACTTCGTTTTCATATGTCACAAGGACCGCGTCATTAAACATTGCCTCAACATAAACAAGACCAAATCCTTCTGTAGCTGATGGATATAAAAATACATCCATGATTTGCAAATAATTGGCCACATCTACCTTATGTCCGGCCCATATAACATTTTTGACTGGCAGCGAGGCGGCCATAAGTTTAAGCTTACCTATATAGCCATTTAAACCAATGGTCTCGTCGCCTATTATTAAAGGTATAAATTCTAAACCCATCCTTTGCAAATAATTACAAACCAGAAGCCATTCCTCGAGATACTTATCTTCGCCTATCCGGCCGAGCCTGCCTATAACCGGCAATCCTTCTTTTATCCCGAGTTCTTTTTTAATATCCTCAGGTTCCTTTGTAGGCATAATCTCCAAAAAATCCAAGCCATTATGAATCGTAATACAATCGTGATTTAATTTACTCACGACATCTGTCACTCCGACCCTTTGAGCAATCAATTCACTTCTCATGGGTGAACGAATCGGAGAATGAATTGTCTCAATTATTGGAAAACCCTTCCCGACTGACATTGCCAGCTCACTCACCGCTCCTCCCGAGTGAATATGAATAAGATCAGTTTCAAAATCTAATTCTTTGCCTTTTTCCTTTGGCGCTATAATAATTTCTACATCTTTTAATTCCTCTCTGAACGGTCCATCCTGATAAGCAAGAATCGAATGCTTATTTTTCTTATCAAATTTGATAAGATTGGCAATCATCCGCTCAACTCCTCCATATTCGAGCTGATTAAGCTCATGCAGTATGTTCATAAATCCCCTTTCTAGGCCTCTCGGGCCTCTTTAACCATATCTCTTTTATTGCCATGCCGATATCTACCGGCGTATTGCCTATTTTCTTATCATTTAATCCATGCATATCAAGGAATTTATCGATTTTTGGATGATATGGAATCGCCCGGAAGTCTATTTTTGCATGAAATGCCACCATTATTGAGTGCAATCTCTCTCCTACTATAGCCTCATAATCAGCCAGTATATCCAAAAATCTCAAAGGATCTTTGCCATTATAAGTCACTATATTGATATCCTTTTTCATCCTATGTTGTATTTTTTCCATCAAATCAAGGTCGCTGCAGTCAGATATTAATATATTCTCTCCGCAATAACTGATTGGCTGTTGAGGTTTACAATTTAAAGCCAATAGATCTATCTCTATCCCAGCCGCAATCATAGTGTCGAGTGTATGCGCCATTGACTCTATAAATACAGATGGTTTCTTTTGATTTTTTATATTAAATCCTATCCGGCCATTGGGTTTTCTTTTGGTACAACATTCAAACAATAGATCCTTATGAATCATTGCGTTTTTAACTCCGCACTCCTTCAATATATCAAGATCCTTTTGTGTCCTTGCATACCAAGCTGTAGGGTGTATCTTTTTTAAATATGGAAGTATATCTTTACTGCTTCCAATACCCACTGACAAAAACATATAAGGAATCTTTATCTCATATTTTATTATTTGCTTCAACATATCTGAATTCGATAATATCTCACCACCACCTATAATCAGAAAATCCTGCTCATTGATAAATTTTGCTGTTTCAGCATTGATCCTTAATATCTGCCTTATAACTCCACCATGATCGGGATATTCCCGCGAAAACTTTTTCTTTATACCTTCAAGAATGATATCATCCCCGAAATTCCCTGTATTAGCGCAAGAAAAAACTACTATATTCATATGACTACCGCTCCGAATCCACTACCATGTAGCTCTGGGAGATCTATCTTTTGACCTTCAGGATTAAATTCATGCCAGAATACTTTCATCTCTGTGTTTAAATTCACATCATCGAATAACATCACTCCACCCTTAGCCATTCTGCCCTTCCAAGCTTCATATTCAAACAATGCCCGGCCGTTATGATCAGTATCTATAAATAATATGTCAATATCTCTTATGTTGCATTCATCTAAACTATCCTGCCTGAGATATTGCACATTAGGCATTATGCATGCCGGATGTAGATCCTTTATATTTTTATCTATTGCCATCACTTGGCCATCCTGATTACCTTTTGCCATACACATAGCTCCCAGGCCTTCCATAGTTCCAAGCTCCACCATTACCTGAGGCTTCATTTCCTTGGCCAGTAAATATAAAAATCTATAATAAGGCGCTTGACCATGATTGCCTTTTATATCAACTGCCATCCATTCAGGTATTGGTAATTTTACTGCCTCTTGAGCTATCTCTATTATATTCATCGTCTTTTTATAAATTCCAAAACAGTTATTTTTTTCTCAAGTATATCTTTTTTGCCTTTATCATGTTCTATAATTGTCGCATTTATTTCCCATAGATGATCTTTACATCCTAACCAATATTTACCTATCGGAAGACTTAATATAACTCTATTTTTTGCAACCCTAAAAAGCTCTGATAATCCTTTGCCCGGATTGACTAAATGTTCCAACAATTCTCCACCTATTGATAGATCAAACTCATCATCCATAAAAGGCAGATTTTCGACATCCGCTTTAATGACCTTAATCCCAAAGAACTCATCCGCTTGTTTAATAGCCTTATCATTATTATCTATACTCGTAACATGAAAGCCTGCCTCTTTAAGGGCCTGTGATAAAAAACCATCGCTACATCCGGCATCAAGAACCTTATATGATCCTTTTGCGCGTCTTACAATTTCTTCTATGCGCGCACGTGCGCAAGGCACTGTATACCAATAACTATCTTTCCATTGCTTCTTCATGTATTATCATTCCTTAAAGCTTTACGGTCAGTGATATCTCTATAGCTAAAATCATTTCTAAAATGTTCTGCTTGTGCTTCAGCAGGTATATTTTCTGACATCTCCTTAAACATCTTGGCATTCTCTCTTAACTCTTTAGCAACAGATCTAAGATCCTCTTTGTAGTCCCCGGCCTGTTTCATTTTGGCCAATAAGGCCTGAGAATTAGCAATCCGCATCAAGCAATGATACGCTGTCATATAGAGATCACTCGTCGTCATTGCTAAAAACGAAGTTATATCCGCATCTTCTAACAAATGCCCTGAATCAACGGCATCCCCGATTAAATTTCTAACCTTTCCTACATTCGTACTTAAATCATACGTAAAAGCCATCTGTCACCTCACAAATATAGGGGGCGAGGTTTCAGACCTCGCACCCTATATATCTTCTTTAATGCGCGCAGAGATTTATTCCTTGCCTCTGCAAATACCCTGGTACATTGCTAGCTGCAAGCCAAAATCCCACCTCATTTTGAAATCCATATCATCGAACTCAAAACCGTAAGGATCTTCACCGCCGCCTGCAACCCTGTATGTATTAGGCTTCAAAGCCAATAGCTCCGGAGTCTCTAATCCATTCAAGAACCCTACTTCAACGATAGGGCAATCTGCTGGATCAGCTAATACAGCCCACCACGTAGTCGAAAGCTGCGTATCAATCAAAGGATCAACTAACAGCTCTAAACTTGCTACTGGATTATACGTACCGCCACCGCCTGTAGAAGTAGGTATAATCTGTGATGATTTCAAAAGCGCCGCGGCCTTTTTGCTCAGCGTGGTGCCTGTCAATAGATACTTCGGCCTGACACCTAATAACTCACCGGTATCTGGATCTGTCCCTGCTTCGATCTGATTGCAGCAATCTGCAACCGCCGTCAATCCTGCCGCTGAATTAGCAAGAGCGACTGGTGTAGCCAAATAATTACTATGATCAACGTGGAACAATGACTTAGCGTCATAGCATTTATGGCTACCTGCCGCATATAATCCAAGGATTTGTTTTACGAGCGTCCTTATCGCTGCGCGGCCAAACATCTGAGGCATCTTCATTATACCGTTAAGATCATCATTGATGATCGCATGACGGGTTACCTTAAATGTCCTGCCAAAAGTATCAGCTTTGATCTGATACCTGTAATCCGAAAACTTTGCATCCTTATAATTGCCGTCTTCCTCTATCTTCAAGAGGTCCGGTGCTTCAGACAGCAATATCCTGTCATGCGTCCTGAAATCATTCAGGTCACCTTTTAAAACATACTGGCGCCAAGGTGATGGCCACCCATTAAACCTCGCAAGCAACTTCTTATGCATGGTATTACCCAATAGATAAGGAAAGTCGCTCGATGAGGCCGACTCTTTCAAGTCGTGATACATTTTGAGTAAACTTTTTCTCATCACATTCCTCGCTTTCGTGTTTTGCGTATTAGCACGCCTGCTTACTACTGTAAATCTTTACAGCTTACTGCTCTAATCCGTATGCCTTGCCCTGAGGAAGCAGCAAACCATCGAACGAACCATCGGTCGCGCTAACCGCTGTGACAACCTTTACTATCGGGTAATCATCATTCGCTGCACCTATGGATAATGCGCTAGCAGTCGTATCCCAATAAAGAATCGTACCTACCGGCGGCTGATATGCTCCATAAGCTGCATAAGTCATACCCCATGCACCTTCGAGAGCAAATGCAACTGACTCTCCTGCTACTCGGTTATTCAAAGGTATACCGATAAAACCTACCTGCCTCGCCAATACACCAGAAGCAACCGGCGCTGCAGGGGAAATCGTGACACGCTTTCCTGAATACTTATAATTATTTGCCATGATCTTTTAATCCTCCGTTTTAAAGTAATCTTCCTACGACTTTACGTAGGCGGGATTTACTTCTTCTCTTCTTTTACTATGCCGGCCCTTGCATCTAAGTCGTTCTGGATAGATTCCTTAAGGTCACCAGGCTGGTTATCCCCAAGACTTATCTTACCCTTTCCGCTTAGCTTATTTGCATAATCAAGCTCGGCCTTTACTATCTTGCCTATTGCTTCCTTAAGATCTGCCTCAGATCCTTCTATGAGGTTGACCTTAAAGTGATCTCTGACCTTGTCCTTTACTGCATCAGGGGCCTTTGACTCTTTCAAAGACGCTTCAACCAATACTGACTGCGCATCGGTCTTCTGCTTCTTATCAAAGTCTGCAATCTTTTCAATAGCCTCTTTCAAATCAGCCTCGGCTTTGGTAAGCTTTGCCTGAATCGGTTCGATGGCCTCTTTAATAATTGCCTCGACTAGATCCTTCCTTGCCTCTCTGACTTCTTTTAATGTTACTGTCGTCCAATCCATATTAATATCCTCCGTTCTGCTTTCCAGTAGCCGACTAACGCGTCCTCTTGCTCCGGGCTCTGTCACCCAGTCCACACTGGCCAGGCCGCTTTTCCGTGCAAAGACTATTTTCTCGACTATCTGCATTTCCTGACCTCCAATTTTACCAATGGAGATCTTTCCGCCCGTATTTATAGAAAGGCCGATATGCTCCCTTGCTACAGGATCCTTCAGCCTTTCACGAAGCCATGCATCGTGTATTGAAACGCGCGCTACAGCCTTTCCACCTTCAAATCGTGACTCCACGATCGTAGATGCCCAACTTTTTAAATCTCTTTCAGGCCTTTCCTTCTCTTCTGCCCTGGTAGGATGATTTATATACATCTTAAGGCCAGAGAACCTCGAGGCCGCCTCTTTTATTGTCTGAACGGGATAATGTCGCTTCTTCTCGAGGTTAGTCCCGGCCTCAATCAACACTACTTCAACTTCACTTGTCTCATCATTCCATTTTGCTTCTTTAAGACTTATAAAATCAAGTACCATAACATCTTCATCTCTTGCTTCTCTGATCTTTTTTATTTTTGCTTCTTTTAAATCTTCCTCAATGCTTTCCTTTATAATATACGCCTCTTCGACTTCCTTAGGCGTACCTAGGATCACCGCCTTATCAACTATCGAATAAGATACTTGATACAGAAAACCGTTATAACTTACAACCACCTTTGCGGGAAACATGCTTCTGATATAAACACCACTAATGTATTTACCATTTGTGTCTTCACTTGGAAAAAATCCAGATGCGCTTAATGCCGCATCCACCTTGGCTCTCATTTCCTCAAAACTACCTACAACAACAGCTTCTTTGATCGCCTTCCAATCTTTCTCCGATCCCTGGATTACAAAATCAAGTACCTTTTTCATCTCACTACCTCCCTTTAAATTATTTGGATCGCGTGCCTACAGTTCCCATTACATGTATGAGATCCTGGTTCCGGCACCTGATCTATTGGCCAGGGGTTTCCTGCCATCGCGTCATTACAACCCTGACACGTTTTTGAATCATCAGCCCCTGCGAATTTTGCCTGTAACCCTGTCCCTTTACCTGCTTCTTTAACTGCCTCTTCCTCTACTGTCCAAAAGGCCCCTGCATATTGCCCTATCCGACCCTCAAAGGACCCTACTGATTTATTCACTGCATCATAAAAATCATCTGCAGTGTCATACGTAGTCCTCATTCTATTTTGTATCGTTGCCGTGATATCCGGCACAAGTGAACTTTCAATATATCCTTTGTTCCAAGCTAATCTGCGACTAAGAAGCGTTTCATTTCCTCTACTCGCTTCATAAATAGACTCTGTGATCTGTGACTCTTTTAAATGTGACTGCAAATACTTTTCTCCTATATCAATCGCAATCGGATAATATAATTCAGCAGATTTTAACATGCCCTTTGTAAATTTCATCATATGAGCGTCTAATCCTTCTACGATCCCGACAATCTTACCTTTATCACCTGCGGCCTTCATCGATCGCTGTATTCCCTTTTGAAGCGTGACCAAATGCCCTGCTAAAGCCTTTTTGTATCCATTCATCCTCTGTAACACATAATTACCCTTCTTAGCAAACCGTGCTGCCTTCTTCCTGTCTGCCACTTCCACTGCTTCCTTAATTTCTTTCTCTTCTGTTTTCTTAGGCTTAGGTTCTGGATTGCCTGGTTCTCCAGGAACCGCCTCAACCTTTGTAAAATCTATCTTACCTATCTCTTCTTCTATATTATTTTGATTAAGCGCGAGCAAAAATATCTGTGCCGCTGTCTCGTCTCCTATTAACTTTGCACGTTTCCCTATCTCTAATGCTTCAGCTGTTATCTTGGGATCCTTTTCTAATATCGGAGGGAAATCCTGATCTATCGTTCTATCAATCTTAGTCTCTACTTTATTTCTGCGCGTCTTAACATCATATTCAATTTGGCCATCCAGCAATCCTACCTCAATCTTTTTATTAATCTGATATTGTAATATTGCATCAAATATCCCGGCCCAGATGATCTGATATTTTGTGAACTTCTTAACCATTGGTAATTCCATTGTTGTCGCTGTGGCCATATTGCCTGTTGACGGATCCCCGAAGTAATGCTCGAAAAGGCCTGATGCCGCACACACCATGAGCTTTGACTGTCTGATACTTATTTCATTTATATTTGCTCCTCCTGCCTTTACATCTATGGCCTGAGTATCTATGCCTTGATTTTCTATCTGCGTTGATCCTGCACCCGGGCCTATATTCGTAAGGTCCGTCTTTGCATGTAAAGCATTCTTAAGCGCTGTCACCTGGGCGGGTGTTCCCTTAACCTTCTTTTTCCATGCAAGCGTTGATAAGCTGCGAACCAATGTCGCAAGATCTTCAGACGCTTCCTTATTGGCCTTAATCCAATCTATGCCTCTATATAACTCTGGCACGCCAAACTTATCGTTAATGTCACAATTTATCTTTACATGAAATATGGATACTTCTTTTATAAGCTTATTCTCCGGTATTCCGAAATCGTTCGGCTCTAAGTTAGTCCAGTCAGCATAGTATTTATAATTAACCATTGATACATCGTAACTATCAGATGAAAAATTAAACTTCTTTTCTTTTGTCTGCACCTTATAAAAATTAACCCTCATCCTGTCCTCTTCGTCCCGAATGATATCCGATATCTCCTCAGTGTTCATTATGCGGACCCGGACGTCGCCCAATTCATCTGAGAATAAAGCAAAAAATAAATTCCCTTCGTACTGAAGCTTATTCGATAACAAATGCTGTGCCATAAAAGATGTAAGTGATATCTTATTATCTGGATCGTTCCAAAAATTTTCTATTACCTCTTGAATCTTTTTATCTTTACTCTTAGGTACCCCGACGCCTTCGCCAAAAACAAAATCCGTTGTTAAGTTAACCCAATGACCGGCAAGAGGATTGCGATAGTAATACATCTTGCAACGCTTCAGCATTTTCTTAAAACCTTCACCTATAAAAGCCTCTTGCGTTGTATCCTCCATGCTAAGGTTGATCCACCCGATATCTTCCAAGGTCCTTTGATACAACGTCATAGTTTCTTTGATCGCTTTAAGAGCTTTGTCTTTGACTATGCTTAATCCAAACATCGGTCACCTCTCAATGTATGCTCTATACCTTCTAATGTATGCTCTATACCTTCTAATGGATAAACATGCAGCATTAATAATCCCCTATTTTAACGCGCTCTAAACCTACGTCTTCCATAGTGACAACCTCTTCGGCCTGAGGCTGACACACTCCCGCCATAAGCGCCCTGGCTGCTTCGCGCGCAAGCCATGATGCCATTACTGTATCAGCTGTCGTGCTTACAGGATGTGTCCTTAACTCCATCTTCCAAATACACCACGCGCATTGACAATCCAGTCCATGCTCCGGATCCGCAACAACCCATGATCCGTTCTCGAATTCAACATTCATACCTGGAAGACCTAATTCCGGATGCGCCTTTTGTGAACCTGTGGTAAAAGGCACAAGCGGCATCCCTGCTGATCCCTTCTCCAGGGCCCACTGCCTTATTGCAGACTGCGCGGCATTATTTTCAACACAGATAATCTGATGCTTATGCATTCTATATGAATCGATCAACTCCATTACTGCCACTTTAGGATCCCACTTGCCACGCCTGATCTCAACCGGGTATCTCCTGCCCTCAGGGCTCAATGCCAATGTGAATATAACTACCCATTGGCCAAATGGATCCATGCCGCCCACCCTAGGCCAGTCGCGGCGAACCACATCACTAATTTTGATACCTTTCTTAAATATATTAAGGTAATAGTTAAAAGTCCTGTCCTCGTCTGACAATGCTTCCTGTCTATACCCTCGATTGAACGCGCGCGAGCCTATTTCATTATGCCTTGCGATTAACTTTTCTTTCGGCCACTTATCCCAGAGCGGTATCGTATACTTACCTTTAAACGGCGATTCGCATTCTATGCAGCTGAAGTCTTGGGATATCTTCATCACGAGGAAATAATACTCCGGGTTCTTTAAAAGCTCTGACGTTAGATCATCCTCATGCCAGATCGTTGCGATATAGATCATAAATCCGTTAGGCTCAAGCCTCGTTGACCATACGTTGTAAAAAGAGTCTTTTACGGTCTTACGCATTGCGGGATTAAGTATTGCATTCCTAAGGTCTACCGGGTCATCGACTATTAAGTAATCACAGCCTGAACCTGTGCCGGACGTGGTAATACCCCACGCCTCGACAGAGCCGTCTTTTATCTTTGTCTCTCTTTGAACTATGAGTTTATGTTTGGACCAGGATTCCTTCTCTCCTGGGGCTATATTGGGGTATACTTCATGATAATCTTCATCGTGTTCTATATATCTGGATATGGAATCCACCCTTGACACTGAATTGGCATCCGTATTAGTTACAATCTGGATTCTATTATTAGGATTTTCACCTAAGAATTGAAGCGTACGGGCAATGGCAATTTGTTCTGTCTTACCATGTCTCCATGGCGCCAATATGCCGCATCTTACGCCGCGTCTGCGGCATTCATCTATATGCTCATTCATCTCACGATGAATAGACGCCTGCGTAACCTTTTGGCCCTTATCATCTTTTAACACATACTCGCAGAATGAATCAGCATCTCTTATGGCAAGAGATAATTTAGCGCCGTTTATAATATTATTTTCTACCGTTTCCGTCATCAACTTTTCCTTCAGATTGATCAACCATTCTTTTTAAAACGGGTACAGGTATGTCTTTAAATGGGTCTTTGCGTTTGCTGTCTTTAGGGTTGTTTATTACGGTGTTATTAACAAGCGCCCTTCTATCTTTCCATTTCTCCGGAGCCCGGTTAGTAAGATAGAAAATCTGGGCGGTGGTGTCCGGTAGGACCTCTTTAACAACTACTTTTGCAATGCGTTTTTCAGACGCGCTTTCTTCTCTTTCCTTTGTGACTTCTTCATATCGATATCCTGTGGCGCGCTTGAATAAGGCATCCTCTACTATCTGAATCTGATTATCGAGCGCCTTTTGTATGAACGCATCTATCTTGGGATTATCCTTTCGCCATCTCCAAAGCGTGACGAAACGTATCCCGACACCCTTACATGCCGCAGTTAAGGACGCGCCGTTATCCAGGCTTTTGGTTATAGCTTTTAATCTCTTCCAGCGGTTATACATCCTGCCTTCTTCCCTGTATATTTTTCCCAGCGATTTATAATCACTTCACAATAAGTCGGCACCAGTTCCATACAGAAACAACGCCTTTTCATCCTTTCGCAGGCAATAAGCGTAGATCCGGAGCCCGCAAAAGGTTCAATCACGTTATCGTCTCTTTTGGTCAAAACTTTTATGTAAGGAATTAAGATCTCTACAGGCTTAGTCCCGAATATTATCCCCTGGCCCGAATGAGTGCGATCGCTTGCCCTAAAAGTAATTACATCGGTTGGGCAATATTTCTTGCCTTTTTGATAGGACTCCCAGTGTGGCTTACCTGATGTTGCGTAAACTGCCATTTCATATTCATTCTGTAAGAGTTCTTCCTCGGTCTCTGAGTTAATATTCATATCTCCATGGGTTGCGAGCATTGCTATGTCATACTTATTGAAGAATCTATATTTCGCAGCAAAGCCCTGGACACGGTTTGATAAATGCCAAACGATTAAATTACGGATCTTCCAATGCTTCTCCATCTCCTGCCATAGTGGTATAATATTCTTCCAGTTCTCATAAATGATTATGCTGGCATTTTCTTTCAAGAGTTTGGCTATATTCGGTATCCATTCATTAAATTGCGGCGCGGAATCTGTCTCGAGATATCTCCGGTTAGCCCTATATCCAAACCCCTTACAGCTCGGCTTGCCCTTATACTTTGTCTTAAGATAATCAAGAATATAGGGCGGGTCAGTAAAGCAAAAATCCATTCTCTGGCCGTCTACAAGCTTCTCCAAGGCCTCAAGGCTCGTTGAGCTCTCACACATTAACCGATGATTCCCCAGCTGCCAGATATCGCACTTTTTAACCCTGATCTCTTCTATCTTTAGTCTTTCCAACTCCTTTTCTATGTCAAACTCTTCAGGCTCGCTGATATTCAGATCAAAAATGCTATCTATTTCCTCGCTGCTAAACCCGATATCTTTCAATAAGCTCTCATCGAAATTAGATAGTGCATCGATATCCCAATCCCCTAAATTCTTATTAAGCCTCAGATTAAGCTCTCTTTCTTCCGATTCGTTCAGCTCTCTATTTGGCACCCTGACATCTATTTCCTGGGTGCCTTTTTCTTGTAAAACTTTGATTCTAAAATGCCCGCCTATGACCCTATTGTTCTTATTAATAATGATTGGATCAGCCAGGGAGAATCGTTCAAGTGAAGCGGAGAGATCTGCGGTCTGTTTTTCTGTGGCTTTTCTCGGATTATATTCTGCTAAACTGAGGTCTTGTATCATTCTTTTCTCGCTATGCCATTTGATGGGGTTTTGCATTTATGTCTCATGACGCACCTCACAAATGCAATTGTTTGCCATTTAAGGCAAAGTTTGATAAGATATCTCTACCGCAATCGTAGCTCAAGTAGAGCGCTGTATACTCACAATATACAGAGATGGCAAGGGTCGACCCGCCCGGTTGCGGTCCTGCCATCCTTTACTTTCCAAAGAAAAAGGCCCGCTACCGCCGTTCGAACGGTAACGGGCCTATAATTTCGAAGCAAGACGTCTCCTGCCTCTAATATAAAGTTTATATATTTATAAGAATATTACAATAAGACCTATAGATTAGTGAAATGCTTCTCTTTTAGAACAGCGACGACAGAAGCCGCATGCTTGAGCCTATAAAGATTTTTTTCTATTTCCTTCATTTTTTGGGTAATTTTTGTCTTTTCTTTCCTTGTGAGAGTTTCCTTCCGCAGACACTTCAGTAAGAACTTGCGAGGGATATAGACTTCAATAACATTAAATTCCAGTAATCTATTTCTGGCCAAAATAAGCTCCGTTCTATTTTTCAACTCTCCTCATTACTCCAAGTTTGGCCTGAATTTTCTTCATCTCCTTTATGCCTCTACCATGGATCCTTTCGAGCTCTTGATATTGCCTGATCAACTTCCGGGCCTTCTTGCGGAAGTTATATTGCATTAAGCGTCTAAGCCACATTGCGGCAAAAATCTCCTTTCAAATAACATTGAAGCGAATAAAACTCATCGCTTGATAAATATGTCACACCTTTTTCCTTGCCTCGAGGATCGAATGTCTCTGATGTTTTCCCGAACATGAACAACGCGCCGCTTTTAAGATTGATTAATATCCTTCCTGCATCCTCATCGACGATGCAATGCGAAATATAATCCTGATTGATCAGGGCCTTGCCTATTTTTAAAAACATTATGTCTCCTTTCTTATTAGCTTTGCTATAAATTCTGCAAGCCCGCTTTCCTTGGGAAGTTGACTTCCTCTTATTGTAAAATGCCCTGTAATATTCTGCGGCGCCTTTGGCGTCCTAATGCCCTGCTTACGTTTACTTGTGCCAAGAGATCTATCCCATCCAGATTTACATTTTCTCACTGCTTCGTCCTCCCAATAATATAATTCACTGCATCTTTAACTGTTGTCAATCTCTCTGCATCTTCATCGCTAATGTCTATACCCCATTTCTCCTCAAACACCATGCAAAGCTCAATCATATCAAGCTCATCAACATTAAGGTCTATTGACAAATTCTGTTCATTCTTAACTTCCTTGAGTCCGAGCTGCTCGCAAATAATATCTTTGACTGCTTTTTCTACTTTCTTTGGATCTATCTCCTTTGGAAATCCCATATCATGCCCTCCTAAATGTTATCACCCACACCCAACAATTATCTTCCCATCTATGTTCTTTTTTGTGGATGGAGTTCCATAACTCACGGAAATAATCTATATAAGTTGGACAATTAGGACAACAATATGGACAAGTTGTGATATAGTTAGTTCCTTCTGCTTTAGCATTTTCCTCGCTTATCTCCTGCAACCTCTCCACCCTTACATCAGTAATCTCTAAGGTTATGCGAGAAAGGTTTTTTGCCATAAAAATTGAAGGATACCATTTTACATCTTTTGGGTCAATCGCTACTCTACTCCAAAACATTCCATCTTTATCTTTAAAATCAGCTCTATACACAGGGTTTTTATAATTAGTTAATGTATAGCTTTCCCTCACCCACAACCTATTTCCGACTTGACCATAGGGGCAAGCCTTCACTAAATCTTTCTTCGGTGTAGCTAATTTTTTCCAATCATATTCTTCCTTTGGTCGCCCTACCTTTCTACCACAATAGATTATTTTTAGTGGCTGTGGCTTAATAACTCTCCTCGTCTGCGTCTTTCTACCTTCAAGAGTCGCTATTACATCTTCTGCGCACATAATTATGGAGCGTTCTTTCATCTTTTTCCTTTCTTAAGGCCGGTCTCCGCATTCTGCTTGCGGCTGCTCATCGGACGGCGAGGTTTACTATGGGGCGCTTCTCCCACAAGAAGCGCTCTTTACCGCAATCTACCGGACCTGTCATTTCCGTGAAGGGTCAACCGGCCATTATTTTATAATCGAAAATCCGGTTTATATGCCGGACCTTGTTCTCCTTTTGCTTGCTTTCCTTCTATAAAATCAGGCTGTTTCATAACAGGTTTTTTAGATATAATTGTAAGTCGAGATATGTCATACCATGACGAATTATTTACTTTTCCATCTTTATTCTTGCTCGGAGGAGGTCGACGGTGCGATGCGTTTCACGCGCCTGTGGTAATCTATTCTTGTATGTCCTCTCCTTTTATCTCTATGCCGGCCTCTTTGGCCATCCTAAAGACCTTGCCCGCTTCTTTTATCACTTCAAGCCTTAAGTGCATGAATATGGCTGTGTAACCTTCAAATATCTGCTGCATGCCTTTTGTAATGTCCTTTACGGCTTCCTCGATTGGCACAGCCATGCCGAGCTTGCTTTCCATGGCCTCGGTTACCTCGAGTCTATTGTTAAATTGCTTTTTCACCTTACCCCCCCCTCGGGCTCTTTTCTTTCCAGCGCGGCCTTTTCCGACAACATAACTTATCTTCCATAGCGGCACGTCTATCCCGTAGGTTTTCTTCATATAATCCACGCATTCCTGCGGAGTCTTGCCCTGGGCCCGCATGTCCCTTATTTTGTCCTCCTGGTTTGGTGCAAGTCTCTGGTTCACCATGCGCTACCTCCTTTAGTTGGCGGGCCCTGCCCCCGCTCGCCGGCTTGCGTACCGGGGCTTCCCTGTTTATAATTTCATTTCCATCTGGGCCTCTCGAGGAATATAATATTTTGCATAATGTTTTCCTGTCGCTTCATCATGAATCGTATCTACCTGTATGTCTATAGAAGGGTATTTTTTGCGGATCTCGGAAATCCGGCTCGATAACGCCCAGCAATTACAAAGAGTAAGCGCATCCATAGGCGTAAGGCTCTTGCCTGATTTCAGATATTCCAATATTATATTTTCCTGACTCATGCTCATCTTGTTTATAATTTTTCTACGTTAGCCGCCTGTTTCCCCCTATTTCCTTCGACAACATCAAATTCTACTTCCTGACCTTCTTCTAATGTCCTATATCCCGTTCCCTTTATGGCCGTATGATGAACAAATACATCTTTTCCATTTTCGGGCGTAATAAAGCCATATCCTTTTTTATTGTCGAACCATTTAACCTTGCCGTACATATTACCTCCCTTTCTTCGAGACGCTGCTGTTTGCGCCCTTGGTTAAATAAACTCTACGCTCAACTTAACTTTCTTTTTGCACCGCTTACAATAGCTATTAGCGAAGCTTCCCCTATGACTTGCCCAATAATGTTTAGGCATTTTACAAAATTGCCCGCAATCAGGGCATTCAGGTCTTATTCTTCCACCAGAAAATTCACTCTCTTTGCTCATTATTTATTCCTGCAAGCAGGACACGGTGTCCACATCCTGCCATGTCTGTAAATGGTCCCGTGGCCGCAGTGCGGGCAGGGCTTCTGCGAGCCTTCCAGTTCCTCTGGATTATGGGCCTTCTTATAGCGTTTCAATATAGATTTATCTGATGTTGTGATGTGGCCGATGTTAATCATTGTTCTTACCTTTGGGGACAAATCCACCACATTCTTGACAAAAAGTAGGTATTTTGCCGGACCAAAAACATCTTTTCTTGTTTTTACAATTTCTTGGTATTCTTTTCATCCTTTGCACCCTTTCCTATGATACTTAGCCGCCGGACAATCCTGGAAGTGCGATATCCATTCGCCATTCTCATTTTTTGTGATAGGCATATGCCTGTTATAAGCTGTCCTGGCAAACCATATTATCTTGTTGCAAGACCTGCAGCTCGTTGGTTGAATATTATCATCCAAGAATACTGTTATGCCGTTTGATAAAATGACCTCTTTCTCTGCCATTGCTTTGCAACCCCCTTTTTATAGCTCGAATTCGGTCACAAAAGATTTGCCTTGCGGTAACATAGCGATAACTTTCCACTTAAGCTCTTGATAACCGTTTGGTTTACCAGTTATCTTAAGTACTATTGCCAAGGCTAACTGTGCAGGCCCAGATCCTCCATATCCCCAATTAAAGCCATCAGGCGAATGATTCCTATGTTCCTGGCTCGGTTTTGGGTCCAACAACTTACCATCGAGCCATACATCCCGAGTTGGATAGTTGCCTATAAGTTTATGTTTCACAATATCCTCCTTTTTTTATAGTGTTACATTCATTGCGTCTTTATAATGCCTATTTCTCGTATAACATCTTTCATTACTTTAAGTTAGAGAAATGCTTCTTTAAAATCTCATCTACTCTTTCTTCTTTCATACCTCTTGTCCTCAGGAGATGGTCTTTAAGTTTTGTTTTTGAATTAAAGAGTTTTTTAAGGCTATTTATATTGATATCTATATGATCTAATTCTATTAATTCTATTCTATTCAATTCTATTCTATTCTTCTCTACTCTTGCTGATTGCTCAGTGAGGGCTACGTGAAGGCTCAATGAGGACTTATTGAGATTGCGTATTTTTGAAGGTATCCTGGCAACAAAAGGCTTAGGCGGTAGAGGCAAAAAAGACTGCGAGGGCCACTGTATGGTCTGCCTGTTGTGAAACCCCCTTATAAAGGCGTATATAGCGCCGTTTACACTGTATTCTACATACATCCCTTTATCTCTCAGCTGCTCATATAAGGACTTTGTATCCAAGTTATCATATGGGAATATCTCGGCCTTTAATGTCCTATGTTTAACCTCGAACACCCCTGTATCTTCGCAGAAGCACCAGGTGCCCGCGTAGAATAGCCGGCCCTCAAAGGGGATATCCGCCATGTCCTCATCCTTGAAGAACTCCGGGTCTAATTGTCTTTTTCTTGCCATAACGCTCCTTTATTCGGGTTTTAACGCGCTGGCTGCAGTTTGATATGAAGGTATTTTCCTGCACTTAGGCTGTGTCAGGGCCACCAAGCGTCGTATAAATTTACTTCCTCTTTTTTGAGCCGCTGAGCTCCTTAGGAATCTTACCCTTGAGTCCGTTCCATGTTAGGAACGCCTGCACAAGCGCCTTTTTCTTCACCGAACCCATGTCAGAGCAATCGATATTCTTCTCCTCCAGTGCCTTTATCATCCCGATCTCTTTAGCCAGTTTTACCAGCTCGTCTTTCGTCATGGCATTGAGATATGTCTCCGTGATCACATAATCCCTGGACATATCAAACCCGAGCTCGCCACATAGGAATTTTAAATCGTCATCAAGGAGATATTCGCTCTTTTTGGATATAACCTTGACTATTAACTTCTGGACAGCATCATCTCCGAGTTCATATAGCTTTGGTATATCCCAAGAGCGATAATAGCTCTCTCTGGTCTTGAACGGCAGGAGTGAATTGGCTACCCCTATCCCCAGGTCATGCAAAAGGATGTCCAAGATGACTACGTTCATGCATCTGCGGTCCTTGGCGATTGAGACCTTGCTAATCCAAAACCCTCTCTTTGCCTCTTTGACCCGGTTCTGTTTCTTTGCCTGCGCCATGGATTTCGCGTCTCTGCCTGAAGAGCCGTCCGAACCCGGCTTGATCCCTGCGTTTTTAAGGATCCTGGGGACGTCCTCGTTTTTGACCATCTGGATGATCTTGCCGGAATATGGCTGCACCGCGTGGACGATTTCCAGATCCTTGGTAGCCCTAGCTATGCCACGCAGGTCCCTATATTTACCGCCATAGTAGTGTTGATCTTCCAAGTTGGTATATTTATGCTCCGGGGTTTCGTCGTTCTGATACCGGAATAATTTTTTTGCCTCATCCTGGGAAAGTACGGCCTTCTTCTGTGCTTTCATTTTTGCAATAGTTCTCTGCGTGAAGGCGTTCTTCTTTGCCTCAAAACAGGCCGGATCAGTGCAGACGTCTGCACGGTTTACGTCCTCAAAAAGCTCTTTTTGGTTACCTGTCCTCTTTGGGCATTCCGCACAGGATATCTTGCCGGCTAGGCCTTTCTCCTTTGTGTCAAACTGTGCCTCTTTGAGCTGTAGCATAAAATGTTCATGGATATATTCCTTTGCATCTCTGTAGGACATAGGATATCCGCGACCGTACTGTCCATACGCGACTTTATTACCCGCTTCTTTCTGTAGATGCGCCGGTACCCTGGCCACGAGAAGCGCCACGGAAGGCGAAAATTTACCTGCATAAAATAGCTTACGGTTTTCTGGGATTAAATCACATAACTTTATCCGGCCGTAAACATAGGATCTGCTTTTTCCGACTTTGGCTGCGATATCATCCACGGTTTTATAACCGTGCTTTTTCATCAATACCTCGTACCCTTCTGCTTCCTCTAAAGGATGCACGTCCTCGCGTTGCAGGTTCTCTATCACCTGAAATTCAAGCGCCTGCTTATCATCAAGATCCTTCACAACGGCCGGTATCGCCTTAAGACCCGCCTCTTTTGCCGCCTTGAATCTACGCTCACCGTATACTATCTCGCACTTTCCGTTCTTAGGGCGTACAAGTATCGGCTGGATTACTCCCTTTTCAATAACCGACTTAATCAGATCCTGCATCTTTCCATCATCCAGATGCTTGCGCGGGTTGTGCTTTGATACGCTTATTTCAGACAATAAGATATTCTTTAGATCTCCCATTTCCTTGACCCTCCTTTCATGGTTTTATATCAGTTAACTTTTTATCTCCCCATCTTCGATATATATGCCTACGCCTTTATCGTCAGAAACTTTCTCAATCCAGAGTTGGTAATCTCTGCCTTTTGCAATCTCTGTCACTGCTTTCAATCCTTCGGAATCTAATAGGGAGCCTTCTCGGATAAGGATTATCTTGAGCTGCGGATTCAGCGTCATGGCGATTGCAGTTGAAATGCGGATTTGCTCTCCTGTAGATAGCTGACTGAAAGGCTTATTGTTATAAATGACGCATGTATCTGTAAGACTCAGGCTTTCGATCGGGAATTTCGCCTCTTTAAGCCTGCGGTCCTTCTCGATCTCTATCTTCATCATGCCGTCCTCGAGGTTCTTAATGACGCGCTTGGCCTCTTTGAGCTCAGCCTGCTTCTTGTCGTATTCGATGGCCTTGCGGATTTTGATGTTCGTGGCCTCGATGTCGGACAAGGCCTGACGCGCTTTTGCAATATCCTCTTGTTTTACTTCTTCAGGGATGGCCATGGTTTGAATTTTTTCATACGTTTTGTTTATGGCTGCAATTCCTCCCTCAGCATTGTCTTTTTTTGCCCGCCGCAATCGCGCTATCTCCTCATTAATCCTGGCTACCTCATCGATGAGCTCATTAATTTTCTGGTTATATTCTTTCTCTTCTTTTTCTATGCCTTCTCCTGTCTGTTTTATCTCAGCCTCGAGAGTTTCCTTTGCTTTTAAGGCATCCAGATAATTATCCCGCTTATCTTCAATGACCTCGATCTTGGCTATCTCCTCGGCTATGGATATCTCCAGTCTTGGCGTGCCCGGCTTCGGCACTTCCATCTTGCTTACAAGGCTCTCCAGAGGCAGGGGCGCATTAGGATCATCCCTATATTGTCCTGAATCGCTTCCTTTGATTTCCCTGTTCTTTACGGTCCGTTCGTTGTAAAGGGCAACCCTCTTTGCATCGATCTCCGTAAAATCCAGACCTACAAGCTGGGCCAGAAGCTCTCGCTGAGGCTTCTCTTTCATGTTAGAGAAGGCGAGCGGGTCAAAGGATAAATCTCCGAATATCGCATTCAGCAAGGTTTGCGGTGATTTAAAGGCCGCGCCTTCCTTACTTAATACCTCGAGCCTATCCGACTTCTCTGTGAAGATTCTCCGGATCTTATAATCTCCCAGGTCCACGTTTATCTCTGCCCGGTTTTCTCCGTTTCTGATTGGCTGTTCGATCTTCTTGCCGGTCAAACTTATAAAAATACTATCAAGGATCGCCGATTTTCCAGCTCCATTTTTTCCAGAAAGTATTACAGCATCATCTCCAGGCCTAATTTCAATCGCCTTCAGGTTCTTTATGTTCTCTGCTCTTAGTTCCAAAATCTTCATGGCTCTTAGCCCTCCTATACTGGTTCACCGCAGTTTTCACAAAATTTTTTAAAATCTCTTAGTTGTCCTGGCATCAAAGATATTATCTTCCCGATTTTAGGTCTACGGCGCATTACGACAAAACCTGTATATTTTCCACAAACATACCAAGGTTTTGCTCGCTTAATTTTAAAATTTATAATCCAATCTCCTGTTTTAATCTCAGAAATTCTCACGCAAGTTCCTCCGTCATGTCGTTATCAATTCTTCCTTTTTCTGTGGCTCTATTTCTGCGATGCATTCATAGTCATCGTATTTATCTTTGATATCCGTTACCTTGGATCCTGGGATTATCTTCTCAACATGTCTTTTAAGGATCTCCTGCACGTCGTTTTTGTCAAATCTAATCTTCATCGCTCCTCCTTTTTTCTGTATTCATAAACCCCTAAATCAAAAACTTTCAAAAGCCTGAACCCTTTATTTCTTCCCTGCCCTCTCGATATAAGACTTCGCCAGTTTCTCATGCGCTCTTACGACCCACTCGTCGTTGAATAACTGGTCATTTATATCTCTTATTCCCATTACCTTCACTCCGTTTCCTCCTATGTACGTCGTGTAGGCCATCAGGGTATCCGCTACCGCCTTCTCATCTTCTCCTACAACGTCTCTTATCATGGCCATGATCTCGCGCTTCATGACAGTCGAGGATGTCTTTGTCAAGTCCGAAGGCGACGGCATAAATTGCTTAGCCTGTTGTTGTTCCTCGGGTTTTTCTGTTTTTGCTCCCGGGCCTGCCTGTACATCTATCGCCGGCTGTGGTTTGTTTTTTTTGTCATTCCTTAAACCGACCATCGGAGCTGCGATATCTCCTGGGGAAAATATATCCGTAGGCTTATCCCAATCTTTCTCCAGGGCCATCTGCATCTCTGGTGATTCCGGAAGCCATTTTGAGTGCCTTCGGAAGACTGTCTTCTTCGCCATCTCGTTCCAGTCCGTAACCCATGGTCCGTTGTTTGCTGCCTTCGATCTGGTCCTGATCTTCTCTATCTCTTCGATATTCATAACCTCGAAGCTCGAGGATCCGTCCTTCAGTCTTACAAAGCTATAGGTTTGAACGACTTTGCCTCTATTGCTGCGCGCCGGGACATGGGTAAGCTTAGAATCTGTTCCATAGCTGCATTCAAATTTATCATTCTCGCATGCCACGTCCGCATGGATATCGGCTATCTCTCCGGATCTCCTGGCGATATCCACCAGGCCCTTATAATCGACGATAAGCGTGCAAATAATTCGATTGTTCTTTTTATCGTTATAAGGTATAAGGTGAGCTTTTCTGCCATCCGGTTCTATGCCCATGGATGAGCAATCTAAAAGCGCGGATAAAAGGCTTTCTTTGGTACAACTCAACAGCTTTGGGTTCTTGGTGAACGCCGTAAGTGCTACCCTTACAAACCTGTCCGGCTTTATGTGCTTTGGTAATGCGAGCGCAAATTGTTTCTTTCCTGCATCCGATTGTATAAGGCTTCGGATATCTCCCGTGCCTTCCGTTTTACTCAAGGCTTTCTTTTCTACCATTATCTCCTCCTTTAATTATGCGATACGACGTTATAGGCTTTTGTGTTATTGCTCCCTCCTGGGTCAGCCTGTTACTTAAAATTGTCGTCAGTCCCCTTTTTGTTGCCTTCGCCAGATTCATGATCTTGGTGAGACTTATCGATATACACTCATCAAAGATTTGATCCTCTGGAAAGTATTCCTTTAAAATACGCAATGCTTTTCTTACTTCTACCTCCTTTCTTTGGTCGATTGCCTTGATGTATTTCTGGCTATAACCCAAGTTCAGCTCACCATGCTTATCGACATAAGCCTTGGCAAGATCTTCTATCTTCTTGGCCATAAAACTGCAGGCCTTAGCGAATGGCAGCAGGGCAGCCACAGCTGTCTTTGCCTCGAGCTCGGAGCCTGGCACCAGAAACTTTGCCAGGGCCTGCACCTGGCCCGCGAAGGCTGGGCAGTTCATGCTTTTAAAACACGCCGCACACCATGGCCCTGTTGTAAATTCTGGCTCGCCTTCTTTCTCTGCCTCATCGATAATTGTCTCGATGTCTTTGGCCAGCGCTCGAATCTGTTCCGGTGTCATGTTTACGCTCTTTACCTGGCCGAGCTTTGGCTGCACGATCATCAGATTAAAGCCATGGATCTCGAGACCCTTTTTTTCCAGTTCTTCCAAAATCAAAATTGCATAACTTATTATTTGATTGTTAGTCTCTGGAGGTTCCACGTCACCCCATCCGGATTTCCAATCTACGATAAGAACTGTCTTTTTGTGATAGACAGCCAGATCTGGGGTCCCGCTTAGCTTTCCGTTCAGCCCTATGAGTTGCGTATTGTCAGCCAGAACCGTTGCTCCTTCAGGGATGTTTATAATAAGGTTGTAAAGCCCGGCCCTCAGGCTCCTTATTTCGTCCTCTGTCAGGCCGTATCTAATTGTCAAGCCCGCCATGTCCATCGGTTCATGTAAAACTTGGGCCCTGGCTGCTTCGTGGAACGCTGTTCCGAGCCTGGAGATTACGGATCCATGTCCCTTCGTAAGCTTGTGGGATCCTCTGCATTTTGAAACTATGGGAAGTGCGCTCGCTCTCATATCAAACCTCCAAAATATTGTTCTATCTTATATGCCGAGTTCTTTTTATAATCCAAATTCCTCTTTATAAATCAAAAAGCATGCAGATTGATGTCAATAAACCCGCCAAGATTATACATATTGCTATGACTTTTGCGCTAAACTCCGCATCCTTTAATCTATCCTTGTAATAATCATTCATTGCTTTATCACCGCCTTATTTTTGCTCCAGCCTGCCTTCCAGCGACTAACCGCCTGATTCGCTATTTCTTGTGCGCGCTCTACCGTTGTATCTTCTTGTAGAATCTCGGTCAGCTGTTCCTTATTCATGACTCTGAAATTCTTTATCCCGCGTTGTTTAGCTTGTAACACTAAGTCATTTCTTGAAGAGCCTAGCAGGTGTCGCTTCATTCCTATGGCTATTTTGCCGTTACCATTGTTGCCGTTTTTTCTGTCGGCATAGTATTTCTCGTATAACTCGTGGATTGTCTTTCTAGTTCTTTCTTTTGCTGTCATTGGATATCACCTCCTTGTAAAGAATGTGTGTTTGCCAATTTTACATGTGACTACCATTTCCTTAGCCCAATAGGGTGTTCCATATTTCCCCACGTTTTCAAAATGCGTAGCCTTACCTGTAATATCTTTAGCGTTATTTTTAAATACAAGAGTCTCAATTCGTTTCGCCATCTCAATATGTCTCTTACCCTGGCGATTACAAAATTCGTCCAGATCTGATCTTTTCGCTCCCATAAATCCACGTAAATCACCCCCTCGATTTCTTATGACGCATGCTACAGCGTACATGCCGTCATAACCTTCTGATACTGCTTCTGCCATTAAAACTTTCCAAATTGGTGGAGCTGTTATTTCCTCTGCAAAAGCAAGTGAGCAGAAAAACACTATAAAGAGGAATATAATAAGTAAAGGTATAAACCATTTTGGGTTTGGTAAGTTTGGACATTCTTTCCATTCGAATGTCATAAGAAGCACCTCCCTAAAAATAAAAAAGCCAAGCAAGAATTTGATCCTGCTTGGCTTAGCTGTTTAGATTAATTAAACAGTTATAAAATACTTTTTAAAATGTATCTTATGTTAACTTGCCTATATAAATTAAACTGCCGCAAGTATATATGGCTCAACGACTTACAGCTATTTGTGAAAACCCTGTGGATAACACTATTTTGCTCATAGAGACTGTTTCCATCTCCACATGTTAGTCCATCATAGGAAACTGTCTCTATGCGTCTATTAGGCTTAATTAGGCCCCTTTCAGGCCCTTATGGCAGGATTATTACTAGATTGGCAAGTTATGCCTCTCCCCTACAGGGCTATATTCACACCCCCTACAAACCCCATCGACCCCCTAGAACCCACAATCAGGGGTCGATATAAACCTCTGGGGTTGATAAATTCCCAGACATTGTCTGGGAATTCTACAATAGGTTATATATAATTTCTTGCACTGGTGGTGCAAGTTTTTGATTAACGTTGTCTTTTAAGCTCTCTGATTAATTCTTCTTCTGTCGGTAAATATAATTTATATCGTGAAGCAAATATC